TAACGGCTCGCTCGCTATGGGGACAGTCCTTCAACGGAACAGCAAACGTGAGCGGCAACATGACAGGTGTGGGCAATATCAATACTTCCGCAGCACCAGCAGGAACTATCTACACAAACAACTGGTTCAGAAGCAAGGGAAGCTCTGGCTGGTATAGTGAAGACCACGGCGGCGGTTGGTACATGACCGACAACACTTGGATTCGCAGCTATGGTGGCAAGGATGTATACCTCTCCAATAAACTTAGCGTGAATGGTAACGTCGGCATCGGAACAAGTGCCCCATCTCATAAGCTGCATGTGTTGGGAGAAATCTACACCACAACCAAGGTCAACATCAACGGCATCATCTTGGAGAAGGACTCCAACGGTGACTTGAAGGTTAACGGAAACCTCTATGCCACAGGTGGAATAAGCGCATACGGAACTAGCTCTGCTGGAAGTGGCGGTGGGTTGAATGGTAGTGTAAAGAGCTATGCAGATGCCTTGAAGCTTACATCAGAATCGCTGTCTGAGATTGCTTCTGCCTACTCCATCAAGGCTCTTGATTCTCGTATCTCCAGCTTGGAGGGTGGTAGCGCAACAAGCATTGAAACCACAGGCTCAGGCAATGCCGTAACTAGCGTGTCGAAGAGTGGAACAAAGATAACCTTCACAAAAGGCTCTACATTCTCGCTCAATGGGCATACACATACTTTTGCAAGTTTGACCTCTAAGCCAACAAGTCTCAGCGGATATGGTATCACAGACGGTGTGAATGCCGTTAGCGTAACAGGTTCTGGGAATGCGATAACAACCGCATCTATCAGTGGGCATACCTTGACCTTGACGAAGGGTAGTTCTTTCAGCTTGTCTAACCATACTCATTATGTGGGAACGACACAGGTGCAGGGCAGCAGTGCCGAGCAAGCCTTGACAGGAATCACCAAGATAGACAACATCTTGAAGTTGTCAAAGGCTACCGTCACCGTCAACACAAGCTACAAGGCTGAGCAGAATCGCTTGGTGATTTATGGAACTACCTATGGCAGCGATGCAAACTACATCAAGTCGGCTGGAAAGCTGTCCTATGGCGATGGCGGTCCACAATTGGTTTTCTCAACTAGCGAGAACCCTGATGCAAGTGGCGTTCAATCGGCTGCATTGGTTTATACTGACCATGACACTATAGGAGCAGGAGTAAGCCTTTCGTTCGTGACGAACCAAGGCGATGCCTACTTTATTGCTCCACACATCAAGGCTCTCACGGCGTTCCAAGGAAACCTTGCGTGGAGCTATATCACCAACAAGCCAACCACTTTGTCGGGATTTGGCATTACGGATGGCTTGCGCTCGGTTACTCAGCCAAGTGGAAGCAATGTGTTCGTGACTGGCATATCCACCAGTGGAACAGCCATCACCTACACCAAGAGCTACACGAAGAAGAGCCTTTCTGCGGTGGGCACTTCGGGATGGACTAACGCATCGATAGATGGCAACATCATTCCTGACATGAGCTTCATAGCTTACTGGAACGGAGCATATAGTGGCACAAGTTCAAACCTCGCCTATTGCAACAAGGGTGCTTTCGGCTCGTTTGCAATCAAGAACAGCCTTGCCTTCTCAGAACTCACAAGCAAGCCGACAACGATAAGTGGGTATGGCATTACTGATGCTTATACGAAGTCACAGGTGGATGCCATCGCCGCAAAGTACTTGCCTTTGACAGGTGGAACGCTCACAGGTCAGCTTAAGATTGTGGCAAGCGCATTGAATGGTGCTTACAATGGATTGCGCATTGGCGATGATTGCTACATTGGTGATTGTAACTTTGGCAACACTATCGGCTTGATGGGCGTTAACAACAACAACGCAGGAATGGTGAAGTTCGGCAAGGGAGGTATGCAATTCGGTTACAACGGCTCGAATCACATAGCTTCGACTACCGCACAATGGACAAACCTCAATGCGGATTTGCTCGATGGTTGGCACAAAAACAACATCGTATGGTCGGGAGCGGTAAACAGCGACACCGCAAGCCTTTCCCACTATTGGGCGAAGTTGTTTGACATTACCGTCACAGGCAACCAATGTGATGATAGAAGTTTCACGTTCCTCTTCTCCAACGGATATAACGATACCTATTCGGTTGTCGTGTTGAGAATCCGTCAGAATGGAGCGAATGGCTCTGGGGCATACAACTTTAAAATATCCTTGCGTGAGTTGGTTGGAAACATGTCTTCAAGGTTGCGTGTGTACTACAACAATGCAACTGGCAATGTTCAACTTTGGGGAAATTGCCAAGGTCAATATGGAAGTCTGTCTTACACAATCATCAAGAAGACAGGACGCACGTCTGCCGATTTCACAAGCCAAGGAACTTTGGTGACAAATACATCGTTCTCTGAGGCTCAAAGCTTGCCAGCAACCACAGGGGATAGCCCTTACACCTTGCTTGATGGTGCTACGAGAATTGGCATCGTGAAGCAAGCAGACCAACTTGTAACGGCTCGCTCGCTATGGGGACAGTCCTTCAACGGAACAGCAAACGTGAGCGGTGCATTGAGCGGTGCGACCACCATCAGCGCAAGCAACACCATCAGTACCACCTTGCAGAATGGTGCGCTTAAGATTGGCAACAAGTCAACTCCTATTAGTGCCATTGATGAGCAAGTTATTTTCAACACTGGTGGTGCTATTCGTTTTGGTGAAACTGCTTGGGATTGGAATCAATGGGCTGGTCTTAAATATAATCATAGTAGTAAGACTATATATCTTGGAATTGCTGATGGTTCTGTGTTTAATGCTAATTCTGCTCAAAGTGGTGGAATGCTTAAATTAATTAATTGTGGTTTGGAAGTACCAGATAACATAGCTACGAGTGGTATTTTAACTGTAGGCAAAAATATACGACTTATTAATATGGCTACAAATGTTAGTGCTTTATTTGCTCAATTAAACGGCGAGTATTTAAGTATAGGATATGGTTCTAGAATGTATGCTACTACTCAAATGTGGTGTAATAAATTCGCTATATATTGTAATGAAAATATTATCTTATTAAATATAGATAAAGTAACTGCAACATTTAAAACTAATATTTTAGCTACAGGTGGAGTTACTGCTTATGCTAGTTCAGATGCTCGCCTGAAGACTGACTTGCGCAAGCTTGACTACTTAGGCATTATCAAGGCGATGGGCGGCACGTTCGGCTTTGCTTGGAAGAAGGACAACACAAGGTCTATCGGTTGGATTGCCCAGCACGTCTTGTGCAACCCTCACTTGAAGGACATCGTGGAGACTGATGAGAAGGGCTACTACAAGATTAACTACTGGTCTCCGAAGCTGATTGCAACGGCATTCGGTGCTATCGAGCAGGTGGGCGATGAGGTGAGTAGGTTGAAGGCTCGGGTGGTCTTCCTCGAATCAGAGGTTCAGCGATTGAGTGGAAAGCAGGGCAGCAGTGACAAGAAGAGATTAGATAACAAGAATATTAATTTATTAAATTAGATTAGAAAATGGAGAATTTAAAGATTAACAAGAAGAGTGAACAGACAACCGCCACTTACACCAAGGGCGGCTATCGAGTAGAAATCACCTACAATGTTGACAAGACGGGTGGCAACATCGACAGCATCAATATGAGTATCTATGGTGATGCAAATGGTAACTATCTCGGCAATGCCAACGCAAGCTCCAACGGCAGCGAGCTGACCTACAACATCAGCGGCATCCCTCAGAGCAAGCTCAGTGAGGTGTCAGCATTGATAGCGGAGGTTGATTCCGCTATCGCTACCAATATGGCTAGCGAGGCAGCAGAGTAAGTATCGTGAGTATTAACGCAGGGTGGCTCTTATAGAGCTGCCTTGCCTAGTGTTTTAAGTTCTAAAGATTAAGCGTATGGCATTAGCAAACGAAAAAATAACGGCTCCCGTCAGTATCGATGACCTGAAGAACCTCTTCGGAGAGGGCAGCGGCGACCTTGCTACTCTTTGCAAGTCCACCAAAATAAATATGTGGGCGAAGTATAAGCCCGTTGACTCAGACAACGCTTTCCTTGATATCAATACTGGGTGGAAGGGTAAGAGGAATGACTGCAACATCAATTATCCTAAAGCAACAAATATCTATGATATAAAGGGCTATTATTCGCAAGCGGACAACGGCTTCACCCATAGGACGGCATCTGCACCTTACAGACTAGGAGATTTTCGCGGGTATAATCATAACGCAAGAAGTGAATACCTAGAAATTGGCACGACAAGTCCATCAGCGGAAGATGCCGTAAGTATTAGCGCAGCATATAATCTGCAAAGTGTCGATTCTGACTGGATAAGCATGAAAGACTTGTTGGATGATGGTAACATAACCTATCACTTTGGTGTGTTGCTCTATAACAACAATGGCGACAAGCTACAGTATATGAGAACATCAGATACAAACACCGTTAAGTTTACAAAGGTCCACGCAGGCACATACACAGTCTATCCGTTTATGAGCAGCGTGGATTATACAAGCAGTGATTTCCCTCAGTTACAAGCGGGTTCGTATATCCCTATACCAGTATTACAGCCAATCACTCTTGTGGTGAAAACCAGAACAGACATTAATGCTAGCAAGGTTACACTAAGACAAAGTGGTCTTGGAAGTGCAACGATTGAGAATGTTGATAGAGTGTCTCATGTTGTTTCATTGCAACTACGTTTTTCTTCGAGCAAGGAAAATAGTAGTATGCTGGTTGACGAATCTATTCTTATGAGTAATACAAAACTGGCTGGCGGTGATAGTAAAACCGTTCTTTTCAAGAACAAAATGCAGAGTGGAAAAACTTACGCATTATGGCTGTATGTGGACTATGTTTTGACTACTAAGCAAACGGTATTTATCCAAGGAATTATTGATTAAAAATAATATTTGATTTTCTTGCCAGTTTGGGATATATTTCTTATCTTTGCAACGGAAATAGAAAGGTATTCTGTATAGCAAGTTAATTGGAGAAAATATTTAGTTTAAACATTTAAATAAAGAAACAATTATGAAGAAGATTAAGACAATCGAGGCTGTTGCAGCCTACAGAACATTGAAAGCATTGAAGACATCATCAATGAGTGATGATGCCGCTATGCGAGTATGGAAGAATATGAAGGCTCTGCGCCATGTAGCCGATACCTACGACAAGGACGTAGAGGAAGCACAGGAGAGCTTGAAGGACGATAAGTTCGATGAGATGCAGCGCAAGCTCCAGGAGTGCCAGCAGTTGGAACAGAAGCACGCCGATGAGGGCTACGAATACACCAAGGACGATTCTGCCAAGTTCGCTGAGGTCAATGAGTATTTCTTCAATCAGAAGCAGAAGACCGAGAAGTACTTCTCAGACCTTGCCAATGCCGAGGTAGAGGTAGCCATCGAGGCAGTTGACGAGAAGGAGCTTTTCAAGGCTGCTAAGGATTGCGGCTTGAAGTTCGCTGATATGGAGACCCTTGATGTTGTGATAGGATAATACCAGTGTAGATATAATAATAGCGTTAGAATTTGGCAAGAAAGCCGTTCTAACGCTATTTTGTTTAGTTACGGATTGTTACATTTTATAAAGTTTAACACAAAAATTATCCTAAAGCCGACTTCTTACTTTTAAAAATGCGTATCTTTGCGGCATCAATCTTTTAAATCAACTAAAATATAATAGCTTATGACACAAGAACAAGAAACCGAAGTCCAACGGTTGATAAAGGACGTAGATGTTACTGAACTTATGGCGATGCTTATGAAGCATGGCAACAGATATTCAAGAAGGATTCTGAAATTCTTCCGCTGGTTCTGCAAGTACGTTCCAATAATTATTATGTGCTTACACGCATACGGAATGTGGGATTTCTCGCAGCATCCAAGGGAAATGTTCATAACAAACAATGAGAATTTCCCTTGCTATCTATTCATCTACTTGATGGTGTATGTTCTGCCTATGGTTTTGATATTAGCAAGCCGATTTTTCTTCTTGTGCTGGAGATACAGAATACCTTTCTTTTATTTCTTTGGTGTGAATGCTGCGCATATCGTGGAGTGGAGTTGGTATACAACTAAAGATATGGTTGATTCTTGCTTTACAGTTATGATTGTAACGGCAATGTTTTATCTATATGGATTTGCAGATATGTTTATTAGCAGAACCAAATTAGGACGTAAAATCTGTGCGTGATTATGGGAAAGATATTGAATTATAAGATACTCGGCACAGCTTTGAAGTCGCTGAGTGACGCTTGCTTTAAGGCTGACGAGCAGCAGAGAAATGGCGAGAAGGTCACCGCTTGCGGAATGAGCGATGATGATTTGGATAGACTATGTGACATTATCCCCGATATGCTCAATCCTATGTTGAGTACCGAGGAAGTCAAGGAGAAGTTGCACGTTTCTGACGCAACATTGAACAGAATGGTAGCGAGGGGCGAAATTCCGAACGGTGAGTGCAAGAAGCGAGGGCACACTAGGTATTGGAAGAAGTGGGATATTCTGCACTTCATAAAGAGCAAGAGAAAATCATAATCAATTCAGCCCTATCGCAGCACGGATAAGCGAGCATATATGAGTATGGATTATATGTTTTGTACTTTGATTATAGTAGCGATGTTAGCAATAATCAACAGCACGTTCATTGCATACCTATACATTACTTATAAGTATAAGACGATAGACAAGTTCTTTCTATCTTGGGTAACATCATCAACTATGATATTGATAATGTGGTTTGGAGTAGGATTGTATCTGTATCTACAATAACAAGTTCGTAGCCCGATACACCTTATTATATAGGATATATCGGGCTATTCTATTAAAAAGTATTAAAGCACATATATTTATGTGCTAAATATTTGCATATTTAATTTTTTCTTATTATCTTTGCGAACGTAAATAATACAATAACTTAAAGTACAGCAAGATATGAAGAAAATTAATTTTTTCCCGAGAACAAAATCAGAAGCGATGGAAATTGCTAATGAGTATATCGCAAGTAAGGATGGTCTTGCTTACGATATAGATATGAGTGTAGAAGAAGCAAAGGCAAATGCTAAGATTGTTTGTAAGAACCTTACTCTTACAGTCACCTGCGATGGGGAGTCTCCATTGAAGCTTTACTACAAGTATGAAGATTAATAAATTCAGCCCTCGCCATCACGGATAAGGCATTAGATATGAAAGAATTTAAAGTTGGAGAGCAGATTATTCTCGAAGCTGTTGAGACAGATAAGGAAAGTTGCGAAGGATGTTTCTTTAACAGTAAGAATGAATGTGAAGTGTGGAGAAAATATCCGTGTAGCAAAAAAAAGCGCACAGACTATAGAAATATAATCTTCAAAGAAGTAAACAAATAACATCTAAGCCCTCGACATCACGGATAAGTCTATTTTATGAGTAGATTAAGTAAATCACAAGCTTATTTGGCGTTCGGTTCTGAAATCGTTAATGAAGCAATGGAAACCGATAAAGAACCAACTAGCAGACTTATGTATCCATCTTTTGAAAATCCTTCGCATCTCGGCAAAGATGAGTATGCTGGTGAACCTATAGAGATAGATGGAAGGATAATAACTGCCTATTATTATCTTACCTCAGATGATATAGATAATATTGATTCATACGACTGGGAGAGCAGCGTAGAGTTTGAAGTAGAGGAAATTTTCTAATAATTTTAACACGTTTTAGATATGAAAGAAACTAAGAATGCAACAATTCGCCTTCCGCAGGAAATTGCGGATTGGCTCACTAAGGATGGCAAGTCCATCAACCAAGCTGTTATTGATACTGTCAATACCTTGCAGAGTATAAGATTAATATCAACTACTGAGCTTCGTGGTATATTCTCTGCAAACGAATGGATGTTCATGGCGGATTCATTCAACGGAACAATCATCAATGATTCGATAAGATACAATGTTAAAATGCTTATTGTTCATTGTGAAGATTCTGCTATCTATGATTCGCTTGATAAGAAGTATGATGTGGATATGGAGGTATTCAAGAAGAAACTACATTCCTTGCATTGTGCTAATGTTGATGCCTTATATGCTAGGATAGAAGATTTTTGGAACAAAGACATTGATATAGAAGATTGGGCTAAGTTTTGATTAGTATAGACGTTAAAGAGAGGTAAGTGATTGCCTCTCTTTTTTATTGTTTTCATATTTTCAAGAAGTCTTCTACATCAATGTACTCAATTCCGAAATTCTCTGCGCATTGTTTGTCGGAGTCCGAGAAGTCACCTTCTTTTCCACTAGCATCACCTATCATAATCAGCTCACTCTTTTTCCAAGAAGAATACGACTCAAGCATTCCTGTATTTGGCTTTCTCATTCCTATCTCTGCATGCGATGGGCAATACATAGAGTTGACGAAGATATTTCGTCCGGTATGATTGCGAAGATATTTTTGCATAAAGCTTTCAATAGCCTTAATCTTGCCGATAAAATCCTGTTCGTCTACAAATTGAGGGATGCCTCCTTGATTTGAGACTATTTCCACATAGTAAAGAGTAGGGAATGCATCTACAATCTTATCCAAAACCTCTTTACGGATTTTGAAATCTGTTACATCTGTAGGAAAGGTGTTTCCTGATATAGTTGTAATAATCGTGTCGTCTAAATCAATGAATAATACTTTTTTCTTGATTAAATATCCTTTTTCTGTCATAATTTTGCTTTTCTATATTGATATATTAATATCTTTATCTACGAAAATTAAGTTTGTAAAACACAGTTGTTCCGGTGTGTCTCACCATTTTTATTACAATGCAAAGATACGACAAAAAAGATGACCTTGCAAATAAATTAATGCAAATTTTAAAACGTTATCTGTTTTTAATGAAATCATTAACAATTCTCTCTATGGTGTCTTGCTTGATAGCTATAGGGGCATCACCTTGATATTCTATCACTTGGTTGCCGCATTCCTTCCAAAATAGGTTGCTATTGATGCGTTCGCCATCTACCAAGATCCAATCCGGATGATGTTCAAACGAATGCATATTAGTTAGCGGAACGAGAATGAATAATTTATTCTCCATCTTGTTTACGAGTACCGACAAGTCATTATCATCAAATGTAATGATAACTCGATTTTCATTCTCAGATAGAACGTTAAAATCCTCATTAAAACGTTCATAAAGGTAATTTTTGATTTTCGAACAACTCATATTCTTGTAATTTTATAGGAGGGCAGATGGAAAAATCCAAGGTCTGCCCGCCAAGTTAAACTTATAAGGAAATCTTCTATAATATCGACTGACAAAGCCATCCCATAAGATAGCATGGTTCTTCGCCTTGCATATCTATTCCCAGATGGTTGCATATATGTGCTACTACATGAAACATTTCATGTGTGAGACTATTTATATACTCACCTTCAGAAGTAGACTTGCAAATGAGCACAACACTTGTTTTCTTTGAAACATTTGTGTATGTCAATCCTTTGTTTGAAGAATCGGTTGAAATGTGGTCGTATGCATCCAATAATGGTTGCCCCTTACAATCAATGGAACTTAGTAAGTCCATAGCTTCGTCAACCTCTTCTTGATTAGCTACATGACATACAATCACATTCCAATCGTATTTCTCCAAGTAAATTTCTTGTCTAATCATAATACATCATCCCATGGAATGCCGATACCATTATGGTTGCAATCGGCATAAAATCTATTAAAAATAAATCCGTCCGCTTGGTCAGGGTCATCCACCATATCCTTAATGAATTGAGCCAAAGCAGCTTCGTCCTTTAAAGAGGACTTAAAGAAATCGGCTCTAGCCATGTTTGCGACATAGACGAAATCGTAATTGTCGGCATTCTCCAACTTTACGTTGTTGACTTTAAGAAGTTCCTCGACTGTATCTTTTTCTGTCGGTTCAACTTTTTCGAGCTTACCAGTCGTTGCGTTTGTCTTGCGCATTAAGGTAATAGCCCAATCGCACATCTTTTTATTGAAGTGCCAGCCATTGTAGCGAAGGTACGCAATCATCCCTTCAGGCTTCATATCGTATGCGTCAAGTGGTATTTTGTATCTTCCCATAATAAAAGCTTTTAAAGGAGGTGGAGATTTCTCCCCACCTCAAAGTGTAATACTAATAGCGATAACCGCCACCTCTGCGACCACCATGTCTTTCACTATAGCGGTCATCATCGTCATCATCCCAATTGTCTCGGTAATCCGGCATTGGGCTTCTGTGACCCATTCGTCCATACTTGTCATCCCCCATTTCATCAATGCAGTGCATGAGTTTACCACCATACTTAAGCATCTTCTCTACAAGTTCCGACATTTCATTTACCTTGTTTTCGGTAATTTCTATCATGTATCCCATAATGATTTACTTTTTTGTATTAACTTTTTCCAAAGCCACTGACAACATAGACTTAATATCGGTCAAAGTTCCCTTCATTCCGCTAACCTCGCTTTTGAGGTTATTGATGTCTTCTTCCTGTTGTCTGTCTTTGGCTATTTGTGGATTCAAGATGGCACGCATCTTTGCACACTCTTCCATAACCTTTTTGTGGTATGACTCACTTTCCACAATCTCCTTAGAATGCCGATACATAGCCTCAACTTCTGCATCCATGGCTTCACGACTTTCAGAAACCACGAGGTTCTCTGAGTTTGCGATTTGCATATTGGAAGGGAGTTGTTTGAACTCCATTTGCTCATTCGGCAATTTCACTACAACATCAACGGTAGTCTCCATTGGTTGTGGGTTGAATTGCCCAGGAGTATATGTTGGGAACTTAGGTTGTGGGTTACTGACCGACACAACCTGTCCGATTTTGAGACTTGGGTTTTCACCCTTGTCAAGCACATAGAATATGCTGTTAGGTCGAAGTCCTTGAAACATAGCTTTGTAATGTTAATTGTTAAACAATACCCGTCATTAGCTGAAGGGTGTTAGTATCTCGCTCGAACCAAAACTGATAAACTCCAGTTCCTGCAATGTCGGCTACCGTCAAAGGATTGCCGTTGAACTTAGTTACAGCTTGGGTTACGCCATTGGTCTCGAAAAGGATTGGCAGCGTATTTGTCGTACCTGTCGGAATGGCTTGATGTAGGTTCACAAAGATAGTTCCCCTATAGTTAGCATTCACGAAGGCGTGGTTTCTGAACGAGAAAACAACATTTTCGGTGTTCACCACCACGCCTGTAGATGCGATAGCTGCCGAGCCGTTACGATTAACCCATGCAAAAGGTCTCATCCATAACATAGCAGCCTCCTTTCTTTAACCCCAGAATCCGTTGTTGGCAGCATTCAAACCATACAGACCAGCCTGATAAGCGACACAATTAGGAACCGCAGTAAATGGGCTGTAAGGCGTAGTTACCGTCTCTGGCAACTTACACTTGATACCAGCCACCTCACTCTGCAAGCCAGCCAATACCGCATTGATAGGTGCTACAGCCTGACCCACAATCTGTGATGTCATAGCGGAAGACTTGAAGGTACTGTTCTCCTCACGAAGAGAATCAATCTTGTTCTGCATCTCACGCATCTCAGCCTGCTTCTGACCGTCAACGATGGTCTGAGTGCTCTCCTTGATAGCGTTGTGCAAGTCACAAGTCTGGCGCTGGATCTCGTAGGCCACGTTAGAGAAGCCACGCTCCTGTCCTACGGCTACATTGTTGATGGCATTCTGCAAAGTGCCAGTCTGCTGACACATAGCCAACTTGACGTTTCCGTCCATAGCCGTAATATTATTATTTACACGGCAGCAGCAATCAGCGAGTTGTGATGCAATCTGCATATTACCTTGTTGAAGAGCGTTGATAGTTTGCATTCCGCTCATGCCTACTTGGTTGCCCACGTTCTGGACTTGGGTTGTCAAGGCAGAGATTGCTTGCTGAATCTGTCCTTCAGTACAATTGAGCTGAGTTGCGAGATTACTGAGTGCATTACGATTGCCACCGATAGCATCCATAAGCAAGGAACGACCATAGTCATTGTTGATTTCATTGGCAAGACCTGCGCCATTACCACGACCACCAAAGCCGAAACCATTACCGCCCCAACCACAGAAGCAAAGGATAAAGAGCAGCCAAATGAACCAAGAACCATCACCATTGCCGAATCCGTTATTACCCTTCATCGCAAGAAGAACGTTTGGATCAACGCCTCTCTGTTGGAGCAAAGGAGCTATCAAGCTCATCATTCCTCCATTGTTACCTGAACCCTCTGGATTAAAAACATAAGTTTTTGATGTCTCCATAAGAATAATCTTTTTGTGTTAAACCTTAATTAAACTAACTCTATGTAACGTTACGGCTGCAAAGTTACGAATAATAAGGATAAGATTAAATAACTCTATCAAACTTTCTTTTAATCACTAATAATCAAGTAATTAAGGTGATAGGAGGTAATATCATACTTCCGGATGCATGGAAATCAAAGGCTTGTTTGCAAATTCCGTTTGCAGAAAACGAAAAATGCAAACGGAACAGCAAACAGAAATTAAGCACACACGAACTTGAAACCAAACTTTTCAGTATAGTATTCCTCTTTAGGGTGTCTTTTTGTCTCGGAGTCATAGCAGAGAATGAACGGCTCACCCTTAGAGTAGAAATAGTTATAAGACTTTCGCAAATACATCTTAGCATTCAAAGCCTTTGAGGAGAGCTTTCTTATCCTCAACTTTGTCTCTTGCGGCTTGCCCGACATAACTCTAAGTTCATCCATTTTGTATTGCATGTGAAGTTTTCTTCCTTTACGTGCATATCTTTCTTTATTCCAATAGTTTCTTAGAGACTTGTTTCGCTCTTTACGAATTCTATTTATCGTTTCTACATTGTGTTTTAAACCAAGCTTACTGACTTGTCCTAATATTGTAGATTGAGGAATATTCAACACTTCGGAAATTTCCCTTGCTGTCATCGTTTGGTACATGACGGAAATTTGGCTGATGGTTTCTTTACTCAACTTGTTGTCTATTTTTGTGCCACCTAAAATAGTGATATATTTATATAAGGTGTGTAGTGTAACACCAGCAGCCTTGGCTACTTCCTTTCGTGGGTAGTCATTGATGTGGACTTTAATATAGTCTATCTGTTCTTTTGTTAATCTTCTTGGCATTCTTCATCCTCCTCAAAAGAAAATCCATATTTGTTCTTATAGTATTCTTCATTCATCCTATGAGAATTCCGGTCATAACCTAAAATGTATGGCTCACCTTCGAAAGCGAAATATCCATGTTTTGTTATGAGATTGTACTTGGCATGATATGCTTTTATAGGCATATCCGCAAATTTGAATCTTGTCTGTTGCGGAATGCAGGATATAACTCTGAATTTCTCCATCTGCATGGTTCTTTGCCAGCTTTTTACCCTTTTACTTATTGTTGCTTTCTCATACGCTTTCTTTAAATTTGCCAAACTATTCTTTTTAAGTCTTTCGATAGTTTCATTCGAATGAGTAAGCTTTAGTCTTTTTGCCGCCTTTCCTACTGTAGACGGATGACACCCTATAATCTCGGCAATCTCTTTGACTGAATGGTTGGTGTAAAGCTTTGCAATTTGTTCATCACGCTTCTTGTTGGGTTTCGGAACAGGTCTTTTATGTTCGATTTTACAATTGCAATCATGTAGAATCTTATACAAGAATTTCACGCTGACACCCATTCTTTGTGCCAACTTGTATCTTGGTCGTTCATTTATGTGCGCCTTAATGATGTCTATTGTATCTTGTTCTATTATCTTCATTTTTATTCAGTTTTTTATGGTGTGACTCACCTGTATTTGCAAAGGTAATGAGATTTTATTGATAGAGCAAATAATTTAATGTGTTATAACTTTGTTTAAGGAAATATTTAATTATTTGCACAAAAATTAATTGTGTAGTTTTCTGACTCGGCTATTTTCACATTATTATATATAAATAGCTATCTTTGCAACAAAAAACATAAGGAAATGACAGCGGAAACTATTCAATTAATACAGACGGGAATTAATCTTCTTTGCGCATCGGGAGTTATCTCCACGTTGCTGTACTATAATAGTAGAAAACGAAAGGAGGCGGCACTCGCATCACAGGAAGAGAATAAGACTATTTCATTATATGCCGATGAGTGGAAGGCTCTCTATGAACGTTCCAACGAGTCGGTCGTTAATCTTAATAGTAAAGTAGATGAATTGTATGAGGAAATCAATCAGTATCGTATTACCATACGCAATCTAAGGGATGAGAAGAACGATTTGAAGCTTGCCTTGCATGAGGCACAATGGAACAGATGCATCAAGGATGGATGCCAACTTAGAACCCCACCAAGAAAGCGAGAATCCTTAGAAACGTTGGTTGAAAAGGAAGAAAATGAGATATATCGTGACAGGGAGGATTAAAATATGGTTAAGTATCTGAAATTACTCATACAAGTTAATAGCGGACATTCAAGCAAGGCATTCTTCTTAGTGTCCGTTACTCTGATAGGTCTCTTGATGCTCCTGGTTGTCTGCTTTATCTTAGTGTGGGAAGTGGTAACTTATGGGACTATCAAGACCGATTTGATGGGGTTAAGTGCATTTGTTGGTAGTGTGGCTAGTTTGTTCGTCACGGCTGGCATTACCAAGACGATAGGGGAACGTGGCGAACACAATAACTTAAAGTTGGAGGAAAAAGACAATGGCTAAATCGGACATTTTAAGCGAGTTCGTACTTAGTTGGGAATCATCTAAGTATACAAACAAGAAGAGTGATAGGGGTGGAGCGACAAAATACGGAATCACGCTCGCTACTTGGAAGAAGGTTGGATATGACAAGAATGGTGATGGGGTAATCAATGCCGAGGATGTGAAGTTGCTTACCAAGGCAGATTATGATCGGCTGTTCAAGAGGAACTACTGGGATGTTTGCATGGCTGACAAGCTAAACAACCAATCGGTGGCGAACCTCCTAGTGGACTTCGCCTACAATAGCGGCTGTTCAAAGGCTATCCAGAAGATACAGAAAGTTGTAGGAACAAAGGTGGACGGAATCATGGGCAAGAACACCTTGGCGGCTATCAATAACTTTAAACAAGGACAGTGGGTCTTGTTCGACAGTCTGAAGGTCGCTAGGATTACTTACCTTAACGACATCGTGAAGAACGACCCTAAGCAAGAGGTAAATCTGAAGGGTTGGCTCAGACGTGTCGGGAACATCAAGTACGGAAAGCTCGTCTGCAATGATGGACGTGTAATAAACAGCTAATAACACAAAAATAGCTCCATCGTTCTAGTCGGTGGGGCTATCTTCGTTAAAGTCCTAGCTTGGTGGTTATCCAAGAGCCTATAGGAACATTTTCCTCCTTGGACTTCTGCTTTATATAGTCCACGGTTTCCTTTGGCATCCTTATGCAAAGGTTCACGTTGTTCCCTTTCTTTCGTCCGCTTCCAGCCCTTGCACCTCCTCTGTTACTTTTCTTGTTATCCATATCTATTTTGTTAAGAGCCTTACGTTTGCTAGGGTGGTACTTCTATTGGAAACGAAAAAGTGCTCTCGTTCTAATTTATCCCTAACCAAATTGTCTATTTCTTCCAATTTTTTCTTGCATACATTAAGTCTGTTCGTTAAGTCTTTGATTTGTCCATCTAGTTTCTTGAATTGGAGGACAGTATCTTCGGGCTTACAAACTTTGCTTATGTTCGCTATAATAGCTTTCATTGCTTTGTTTTCTTCTACCAGCTTGTCGTAGTTGCGAAGAATGGGAAGCATCTGCCTCTCATACGGAATATTGTTTTTTGTCTTACTCATATAGTTTTATTTTAAAGTTCAATACCTCGCCATCTCTTGATGGTACAAAGACTCTCGAAATTATCAATATACACTTTGTCCTTATTGAAGTGGGCTTGTTGTATTTGGTATTTCATCCAACCGATGTTGCAACCATTCTCGCCACCTTCCCAATGGTAGTAGCGATAATGCAAGCTAACGTCTATGTCAAGCACATCATCTTCTCCAGATACTTCTGATGGGTGAATGTGGAGGTCAGCCTCAACATGAATGCTCTTGAAGATTGCAGGCTCCATCTTGAAATCGGAACTTACGATGTGCTTTTCGTCCTTTGGTGTGAACTCAGCGTAAATACCAAGTCTCTCACAAGTCTTCTGTATATCCTTGGCTATGTAGGATAGAATGTTTTTATGCTCCATAACTTATGAATATTCTTGATTTTCTTTTTCACAATTATCATATCCGTTTTCGTAGCTCATAGAACTAATATCTTTTACTATGTTTGCTATCTTGTCTAAGTCAGTTTCCGACTTAACTCCTAACTTTTTTAAAAGCGGAACAAGCTCTTTGTTAAACTTATCGTTTGGGCTATTATTGCCCCAAAAATCACTATCTCCGATATAATATTCTTTGCTCATTTTATTAATAGTTTTTGAATCTCTTTCATGTCCGTAAATCTAAATAGTTATGCTTTTTACAACGTATGCGAACTTCATCGTACCATAGGCGTTATATTGGATAAGTTGCATAGAGATTGCATATTCGTTTTTTAAGAATAGATAACCTTCTGCTATAATAGACTTTTGTACTTCTAGGCTCTTGTCTGGATTGACCATCTCTATAGCCTTGCATCTACTCTCAACTACAGTGAGGTCTGTATCAGATAGCATTTTAGTTATTTCTTCTTTGGCTGTTTCTTCATCCTCATACTTAAAATTGTTTTTAGCGAGAATGCGATTAAACATCAAATCTGTTGTCAAGCTTAATTCTTTCATATCCGTAAGTTTAAATGGTTATTATGCGAACAAAAGGGCACATTGAAACTCGTTCTCGAAACGCTCTCTTGTGTAGTCTGCGAAGCGCTCGAACTTGCCACCTTTTGCGAACTCCTTAGCATCTGCAATGAAGTTACACTCCTAAATGATGGACTTAGCTTGAACTTGCTCAAATCCGAACTCGAAGAACTCACGCATTCTTTTTTTATTAGTTGTTGCCATATTCTTTTCGCTTGCCGTGATGCGATAGGGCTTAATTGTTAATAATACAGTTTCTGAAGGTGTGTCTCACCTTTCTAATTCTGTTACAAAGATACAAAGAATATTTGAAATATGCAATAAAAAATCAAATTATTTTCTTTGCTTTAACGTCTTTTGGCTATAATAGTAGGCTTGATTACATTCGTTAACAGAAAATGGCTAGTTTTTCACTTATTCGGGTTTTGGAAATAACCCAAATGGCTCTTTTTGTGTCATATATAATATAATTTGTACCTTTGCACTCAAAAAGGAGGTTGATATGCAACTAAGATTTGATTGGTGGCGTTGGCTCGTTACCATATTGGTAGGTTTCTTCATCATGCTGATGATGTACGGATGCCGGACAACGAGATATGTAGAAGTGGAAAAGGTGGTGCGAGACACTACTACTTATGCTCACTGGGACTCAATTGTCAACGAAAGGGTCAAGCTTATTCGGGATAGCTTGCTATCTTACCATTGGGAGCAGACCGAAAAGCAGGTTAAGGATTCCACTTACATCAAGGATGATGTCAAGACAAGGGTAGATGAGAGTGGTAAGGTTCTAGGTAAGGATTCTACTCATATAGAGATTAGATACAGGGACAGCAAGGAACTATCCAAGGTTCGTGATAGCCTTATTCATTATAAGGAGATAGCAGAGCGAGCGAGTATATACAAGGCTCAGAGGGATAGCCTAAATAGAGAATTGAGTATCGCCCAGACCAAAAAGGAATATATTGAGAAAGACTTGGAGGGATGGGATTTGTTCTATTGGAAATTCGGTATGATTTCCTTTTGGGTCGTTTCCTTGATGCTGGTTACAATGATTTTCTTTCTCACGGTAAAATATAAGAAAAAGTTATTTTATTAGGTTGGTTTTTAGTTATTAAGGTTTTAGATTGGTTTAAGGTAACAACTTATGGAGCAGCTGCCAGTGATGGTGGTTGCTCTTTTTTTTGTCTTGAAAATGCCTTAGAGTGTTAAATGTTAAATTTGCAAGCGGTTTAATGTATTTGTAGTTTTATATACGTAACTAAAATTGTGTTGTGTGTTAAAAATGCGCAATAAGGGCAGAAGAACACATTAAAATCCTTGCAGTTTGAAAATAAATTAGTATCTTTGCAGCGTGCTTTGTTGGTGCTGACACGCTTACAAGAATCAATAAGATTTTCCGTGGCGAAAGCCACATCACGATAATCCTTACCTAGATTTCGGTGTCAGACGAATGAAGGGTAAGGATTTCTTTTTAGAATCCTTGTTTTGAGTCGAAACATTCTTAGATTGCTCTAGGTTAGCAATGGGCAATAATTGTTGGAGTAGGCGAAACACAGATAAGTTAAACAAATAAGGAAACGAGTTATTATGCATCAGATTAGAATTGGTATCAAGCAAGCTAAAATTGCACTAGGCGATAAGAATCGCTTGGTGGGATTTTGTTTTGCCTTAAAGATAAAATTTCTATTCCGTGCATCAGACCTTCATTTTAGATCTACAAACCAAGCAGCTAAAGTGATGGGCTACAACAAGAAAGATTTCAAACAATATTTGGATTTATCAGTTAAATTTGGATATTGTAGAATTGAAACTAACAAGTTCGGTGTGAAGAGAATCATAGCGAACAAGTTGCATGACAGTTTCCAATACAGTTACAAGACAAGACGCTGCGAGATAGCTAAACTTACCTTGCCTCAGTTGAGAAGTCTTTTGTGTGATGTCGTTGTGAGTAACAAAATCAATGTTATTGAAGATGTCTCCAATACGCATTGTAGAGCCGTCAATGGGAATACGATTAAAAGTGTACGTAGTGCCAAAAAAACGGAAGCTCGTATGTTGGAAAGACCATTCAATGAAAAGTACACAAGTTATTCATACACCAGCATGATGAAAGATACCTGTTCAACTAGATACCAAGTTGGGAAGACTATCAAAAAGCTTGTTAAGTCTGGTACGGTAAAAAAAATAGTCCAATGTACAGAAGTCGGAGTAGACGCATGTGCTTGTACTAACAATTGGCATTATTATGATGCGTTCGGAAATCTTATCATCATTTCGGCAAAATATCGAAAGGGTCAACTGCGATGCGCTAACAAATACAAAGTCCTAAAAAGCCAAGTATCTAAGTCGAAGAGTGGAACAAACCCAAAAATTATTGAGCGAAAGATGAAGTGGGTAAAAAATCGAACGTAATAATAGTAGACGAGAGAATCTATAAATAACCTGCGTGCGTAAGGGAGTTTGTAGAGTTAAGGGGAATATACGAAGTATATTTCACTTATGTATATAAACTACTCGTATGTGTTGTGAGGTTGATTAAAGAAACTAAGAAAAGAAAGAAGCTATGGGAGAAAGAAAACAGAAAGAGGGCGATGAGCACAGAAACGTTGCAAAACCAACTTATGAAGAGTTTGCAATGTATTGCTCGATGGCAGGTTTTATGAAAGACAACCTAAAGTGGCTTTATGGTCGATTTGATGATGTCGGATGGTTGCTGCCAAGCGGTAAAGTCCCTAAGAAATGGGAGGATTTGGTCAAGAAATGGAATTCCTTGAAGAATCCGAGCCAGACATACCGCAAGCATGGTTTCAAGTTCAAGACCAAGGAAGAAAAGATGCACGACTGCTATGAAGTGTGGACTGATGGTTCTGCGGTTCTTCGGACTGATACCAAGCGAAGAAATTACACTGGTGGTGCTGCTTATGTGATTTTACACGAAGGCAAGGTGTATAAGCAGGGTAACTATGGAACAATTGACACGACAATAAGCCGTATGGAGCTTTTGGCAATCATCTGTGGTGTCGGTCATTGCCCGCAAGGTGCGGTTGTTAAGGTTCATAGTGATAGCCAATATGCACTTAAGACTTTGAGCGGTGTTTATTCTGCACACAAGAACTTAGACTTGATGGAGAAGTTTAGAAAGCATTCCGCTCATGTAGCACACATCACTTGGCGCAAGGTGAAGAGCCATACAGGAGTAGAGTACAATGAGCTTTGCGACAGATTGGCAAACGAAGGTAGAATAGCTGCCGAGATTAAGGCAGGGTTAAGAGTTAATTCAAAAGCTTAGAGAAATGAAGATACGGACATTTGAACTATGTGCCGGATATGACTCTCAACTGATGGCTTTGGAGCGACTGAAGAAGAAATATTCTGATTTCGATTACGAGTGTATCGGATGGTCTGAGATAGAGCCAAGTGCAATAGCCTTGCATAATGCTTGCTTTCCTAGTCTGTCCGGCAAGAATTTCGGTGATATGACAACGATAGATTGGAGTAAGGTTAAAGACTTTGACTTACTGACGTATTCAACACCTTGTCAGTCTGTTTCGCAAGCCGGAAAGCAGAAAGGAATAGAGGAGGGAAGCAATACACGTTCCTCTATCCTTTGGTTTACAAGAAACGCCATTATTACCAAGAGACCGAAATACCTCTTGATGGAGAATGTTGAGGCTTTGGTTCAAGACAAGTTCATCGGCTACTTCAATAAGTGGCGCAAGGAGTTGGAATCATATGGATATATCAACTTCGCTAAGGTGATAAATGCCGCAGATTGCGGTGTTCCTCAGAGTAGAAAGCGTGTCTTCATGCTCTCTATACGAAACGATGGTGATAAGATAGATTATCATTTTCCGAGAAAGATAAAGCTGGAGAAACACTTAGTTGATGTCTTGGAGGAAAATGTGGATGAGAAGTACTTTTTGAGCGATGCCCTGCTATGTAAAGAGAAGTTCGTATCAAATAAATGGAAAGAGCCTATGAGCGCAGCTATAAGAACTCGTTCTGTAGGGAAGTGGATAAAAGGCGAAAAGCATAGCCCAAAGGTTGAGCTTGGAAAGAATATAGCCAATACCATTACATCTGCGAGCAAGGACTCCTTGGTTGTGCTTAGAGAGACAAGGTTGTGCATTAGGCGTTTGACTCCGAGAGAACTTTTTCGTTTGATGGATGTTGACGAAGAATACATAGGCAGAATGCTTGAAAATGGTGTGTCGAAGTCAAGTCTTCAAAAAGCAGCTGGAAATTCGATTGTTGTAGCATGCATGGAAAGGATATTAGAGGAACTTTGGTTTCCTGAGAACAATTTAAAGGTTGCTGATGATGGTCAGCTATGTCTGTTTTAAATATTGATGATATGATGTTTTTGAATAATAACGAGAAAAAGGAGAAAGCAAATGCTATCTCATACAAGATAGATGAGTACATCTGGGGACGAAAGGATTTTGTTACCGATTGCCCCTATGGTGAGAAAGGCAGATACACCAATGCAATTAATAAAGTTGGTGATTTGGGGTGTAATACTTGCGAATGGCAGGTAAGACATGCCCCAAGTACGCAAGTTGTTACGTGCTCCCATCCTAAGGTGGAGAAGAGCGAGATTAAGAAACTTTTTAAGAATATGTGATATGAATAAGGTGAAATTAAAGAAAGATTACGAGAATGCTTGCAATGCTTATTTGAAGGCATTTTGTGAGAAGCATGAGTTTTACGGATTGGATAATCCGGAGACATTTTGGATAGGAGACCAAGTTGGAGGAATAGCCAATTGCGGTGATTTTACCTTCGATATGGCTACTATTGTAACTGATATAGACAAGGATGCTCCAGAGGAAGAGTTGCTGAAATGGTATGATTATACGATTGAAGCTAGTGAGTTCAATTTGCCTGTTCCAAACTTGGATCATTGGCTTATGGGGTGTCCTATAACACCAAGTAAATGGTTCGAGAATATGCGAGCAAAGCGTAAGGAATTTGAGGACTTGTTAAAACAAGAAAATGAAAGATTGAAAAATGGAAAAGAGCAACCTTTATAATCATTTGCAGAGGCTCTTTGATGAGGGTCTCTGCATGAAGACTACCGAGCTTGAATTCGGAACACTTGAAGTAACTGTAGAGAATCGAAGCCAAGCGAAGCAAATCACATTTTTTGCAAAGGGTATGGAGGATGCCAAGCAGAAAGCCATGGAATGGCAGGTCGGACAAATGCTCTTGAATTGTGATGATTTCGAGGAGATTGTTATGTTCTTGGCTCAAAGAAAGAAACTTAAAAAGGAAATGTCAAATGGATAAGAATTTTAGAAGTTGTTTTTGTTGCGTCCATTTCTTGGAAATACAAAATACAAGTATAGGAAATGTTTTGAAATGCAAGAAAGGTAGCACTACGAAAGTACAAGGGAAGCGACTGACAGAAATCGCTGCAAGATGCAAAAATTACAAAGCGTGAGGCACACGTTAAAGGTAATAGACAACAGGGGTATTTGAAAGAGAGCGAAATGTAAAAAACTGCAAAACAAATAGTAGATTCTACATAGTAAGATTAAAATATATTAATAGGGATAAGAAACACATTAAGTTATTTGCATATTACAATAATTCTTTGTATCTTTGCATCGTGATTAAGAAACAAATGTTATTAATTAAAATGGTGAGGCACACCACAAAAACTGAAAGAAATGACAAAGAAAGAAATTTTAAAACAATGGCTTGAAGAACCAAAAGTGAAATATTGTAGCAATTCAAATTTCACGTTAGGTTATGGTGATGGATGGAATTGGGTTAAAAATGTCCTACGACCAGCTATCACGAAGAACGCTATGTTTCTTAGATTCTTGGAGCATGGCTTCCGTGAGATAGAAGAGTTTCTGAAATCAAAAACCGGAAAACCTAGCGAAGAGGATTGTACTTTATATTCCGTTGGGTACAAAGATGGAGTCAAGGATGCCATGATAGCAATTAAGAATAGATTTGAAAAATTAAAATAGGAGGTTAAATGGATTTAGGAAAGGCGATTAAGACAATGAGGGTAAGCAAGGGCTTGACCCAACGACAACTTGGTAAGGCTATCGGTTGTAGCGAGACAAATATGTTGTTTATGGAGACCGGAAGAACGTTTCCACGTAAGAGTAAGATTGATGCAATATGCAAGGTATTGGAGATTCCGATGTCTTATTTGTTGATGTTCTCTATTACACCGGATGACATTCCCGAAGATAAGCAGAGTTTGTACACAAGCATCGTTGAGCCGATGCGTAACGAATTTATTAGGGAGTTATTGCGATGAAGAAATGCTATTATTTTGTGGCTAAGTATGTCAAGAATGGCATAACACGAACATGTACTGGTACACAAGAGACGATTGAAGGCTATTTTGATTTCGTCAGTGCTGGAAATTTTATAGCACAGGAACATAATGTTGATTTCGAAGACGTAATTGTAACCTTTTGGTCTGAGATTAATTCAGTAATGTTAGATAAATATAGGAAAACATTAGGAGAGCAGAAAAATGGTAGAATTCGAGTACGAAGGTAATATCATTTGGAAAAATTACGACTTTTATTTTATGCCTTGTGTAGGGGATTATGTCGTGATTAATAACCTAACATACAAGATTAAGTCTCGTGTGTTAAAGTGTCAAGGGAAGACGGTTAAAGTAGTTTTAAAAAAGGTAGATAATGAAAATACGAATAGTTAAACATGCTTGTGCCGATGGAGTAGAAAGAGGTATTTTGGAGTACCGCAACCATTGGTGGGAGAAGTGGAAGCCATTGCATCAGGATGGCAAGCTGGATTATGTCTCATATATGGAAACAAAACCATATAAGTCTTTGCAGGAAGAGTGCTTTGATGTGCTAGGTTTGGATAATGAGCAGATAAAGGTTCGTGAACAGATGTTCCGTTATATCTTGGATGCCGAAGAGGTATACATTGGTGCAAGAATTGGTAACGAATATCATATCGGCTATGATGTTGATAATGATGAGAGTCTGGAAACGCTTAGAAATTTGGAGGAATAGTTATGTTAGGAAAGTTTTTTTCGGTTAAGACCGATATTGTATATCGTAGAGAGGAGAGTTTGAATCTCTTCGATGGCAAGAAGAAACTTGATAAGGTGGTGTCCGGTCGGGTATTCAAGGAGCAAATCAAATTCTTTGGTTTTACCATCAGAACAAAGTTTTTTTATCAGATTTGCTGTCCACAAGTCAATATGAATGATACCCATGAGGTTATCGTATTGAATAAGGTCGAGGATTTGGTAAGGACAGAGTGCTATAACAAGGTTGTTGAATATTCTAATAGAAAACATCATGCCTAGTGTTAATTGTTTCAGAAGAGTCTTGTTGAACGTAGGTGGCAAGAAGATAATTATCAGTGTTCCGAATGGAATGACCGAAACCGAAGTGAATAAGGTTATGGTCGTTACTAGGGCTTATCTTCAGCAGTATGTATATGTCGAAATGGTCTTAGCAGAGTGCTTTATGCAGAAAATCGAAAAAAGTATTCTGAAGAAGAAATGCGTTAGGTTTGAAGTTAAGAAGAAGTGGGTGGACTGCAAGAAGAACCTTCGAAAGGTGGTTAAGTATTATGACGCTTATGTTCCTAATGCAGATTTTAATGAAGAATTCGCAATGACGTTCTATGACAAGATTAGTGGAGACTTGTATAAGTTGCGAGATAAGCTTGCTTTAAGATTACAGAACTTAGGGATTGGTGAAAAATCGGGAGTTTATGCGAATGCAATCATCCTGTATAATCTCACCAACCTCTGTTTGGGAACTTATGAGAATATCATCCGTAAGCTGTATGAAGATTTGCATGTTAACTTAATGCAAGCGTTCAAGGACTTTGCTCCTATCTTGGCCTTTGAAAACTCTTATGACTTCATGGCATTAGTGATGGATAAGGATTTCAAGAGATTGGCTGACCATTTGATGACAAAAGAAATTCTTTCTTATTTCGATAAGGTAAGAAAAGGTGTCTTTGACGAACAGACTTTGAATGAGGCGGCTATCAACGCAACGGAAGACCTGAAGGACGATGAGAAAGATTTACAGCGAACTTACATAGGAATTAGTGACTTTATGAAGAGTGACTATCCTTTGGAGAGTGTGACATCTAAGAAAGCAAGCTAATGAAAATCGAACCAAGTGAATTCTTGCCGATAGGTAATGAGTTTCAGAAAATTTTCGGTGTAAGCTTTGGAAAGTTCATTGATATGCGGTTTCTTTTAGAGAGAAAAGAGTTGGTCTTCAACTTACTTAAGTTCACAGACTGGCTTGAAGAACGTTATCCGGATGAGTGTTCCATTGATGGAGTGAGTTACAATGCGGTTGTCGAGCGAAAGTTAGGTAAGCGAGGTGTTAAAATGATTAAGAAGTTGATAGGATGAAGTACATGGGTAGCAAGGCTAGAATCGTGCATGAAATATTGCCGATTATGCTGGATAAGGAGCATGATACGTTTGTAGATGCTTTCTGTGGTGGCTGTAGCGTTATAGAGAACGTTCCGGACACGTATCGCAGAATTGCCAACGATAAGAATAAGTACCTTATCGAAATGTGGAAGGCTCTGCAAGCAGGGACTAAGTTCAAGGAAGAGATACCGAGGAAGTTGTATGCGGACGCAAGAGACTGCTACCACGGAAAGAACGGCAGATACACCGATGCGGCGGTCGGATGGATTGGTTTTATGGCTTCTTTCAATGGTCGTTTCTTCGATGGCGGTTATAGCGGACACAACGTTGTGGGCAAGAACAGAAAGGTAAGGGATTACATAAGGGAGCAGATTGAAAACACAATGCGTGATGTGCCTCTCATCAAAGGTGTTGAGTTCTATAGCGGCAGTTATGATGAACTTGTGATACCGGATAAGAGTATAGTGTATTATGATTTACCTTATAAAGCTACGAAAAAGTACGATGTATCAAAGAACTTCGATTACGAAAGTTTCTATATATGGTGCATGGAAATGGCTAGAAGAGGACATAAGGTCTTTATCAGCGAGTATCAGATGCCACAGGAGTTCAGATGTGTTTGGGAAAAGGAAGTAACAAACTCTCTCAACCCGAATATCACAAAGAGACCAGTCGAAAGGTTGTTTACTATTGATTAGAATTAGGATGAAAGAAACTTATTGCTTAGAAGATGTGCTTTACAATACAAAGCGTTACTTCACGTTGGAGAATGGAGTAGTATCAGGAACAGAACTTGCACAGGAAGACTTTAATGCATTCCTTGATCTTGCAAGTCGGCTTGGTTATAATGTAGTGAAATTATGAAAAGGCGAGTAAACAAGGATTGTCCGTTCTCGGCAGAAGAATTGGATGAGTTCAGAGCTGCCTTATATAATGTGAACACGTCTTTTCACTGCTGTAATGCAGCTCCGGTAGATTGGGCGGCAGGTTGGCAGCGGAATGATATAAGAAAAACAAGGTAGGATTTCCATAATCGACCAAATACCCACGTGTTAAAGCCGTGTGATGCCTTGCGTGGGGGCAGGATGATAAACTTAGGAGTCGCACGGCTTTACTTGGAAGTTTCATAACTACAAATAGCCTATCGCTAATGGTTGTTCCCTTGGGCAAGGAGATAGCTAATACCGCATCGTAAGATGTGAACACTTGAAATTTGTCGGCAATCATTGGCAAATGCCTAAAAGTCAGCGGCAAAAACCCTTGGGCAAGGTTGGGAATGGTGCACAGTCTTCAAATTCGCATCTGTCGCTGACGAATGGATGAGTGGCATTGGCAACTGAAAGCAATGCGACCCTCGCAAACTTGGAGCGGATTTTTTGATTAAACATTCCGTGTACTAGGTCACTGGGGAGGTATTGCCACCAAGAAGGGTTTGAATCCCTTCTCATCCACTAATTTTAAAAGGTTAAATTATGAATGAGTATTGTGAGAATTTGATTTCAAATGGAGTTCCTAGCTGGATAGTAGAGGAGGCTTATAAATTTACAATTGAGCCTTTGAAATCAACAGAAGGCTTGGTAGGAATTGATAAGGAAAATAGTGAGCTATATAGAAATGTCATTATCGCAGCCTACATTGAGGGTGCTAGTGCTACATTGGAAAAAGTGCAAAGATATTATGGCGGTGAGGAACATAGTTAGACAATGGAACGAGGCAACAGGAGGATATTCGTACCGCTTCAAAGGTGGAGATATTTTCCTTCGCTTGGTAAAGGCTGATGGTATTTATGAATTGCGTAACCCTATAGGTTATGGTGTTCAAGTAGTCAAATGCAAAGACTTGGATGAAGCAGATGCAAAAGCCAAGGAAGTGCTAGAAGCTTTTTTTGAAGACAAAGTTAACATAAAAGTTATTTGATTATGGACTTAGAAATGTTGATTGATAAGATAGACTTTAGTCAAGGTGCAAGGCAGATAGCCAAGCAAGCCTTGGAGTTGGGAATGAAATACCAAAAGGACGGTGCTTGGCATCCGGTAGAAGAATTGCCTGAGCACAACAGACGCATTGTCGGTCTGACCAAGGTTCGCAAGCGTTTCAAGCATCTGAATTTCTTAGGCGAGGAATGGTGGAAGAGGTTCACGAAGTCAAACTCCATCTATAAATGGGCTTATGTTGAGGACTTGATTTAAAATGAAAGATATAAAGCGTATACCTAAAATAGGTGAGGTTATTCCTTTCTTTGATGATGGAAAGGTCTGTTGCTCTAGGTTGTATAAGGCAATCATAAAGGACGTGGTTTTATATGCCTATGCACCGGATTATGTAAAGCAAGCATTCAAGACTAATTCTGAAGTGTGTAGTTGGGTTTGGAATGGAACAACTGACTATCTCATTGGTTGTGTAATTAAAGAGTATGATGAGAATGAAATTTGGTTTGCTCGCACAAAAGAAGGTGGTTGGTTTAGTTTAGATATTCAGTCCGATTGGCAAGGTGGAGTACTTGATGTAGATGGAGAATTAAAGAAAATGCTAGATAATAATCGTAGAAATCCATAATACTATTTTGTTTTAAATGTTTGCCCCATCACTATATATAATAATGTAGTGGTGGGGATTCTTGTGTTAACGTCAGTAAATTATCGACATTATATGTTATGATATATTAAAGAATAAAAGAAATACATTAAATGATTTGCATATTTCAGATATTCTTTGTATCTTTGCAATGTAATTAAGAAACAAGGTTACTAATTTAAAAAGGTGAGACACACCGTAAAAACTGTAAGAAGAAAGTGGAAAAGAATAATGTTTATGTAGAGGTGTTGGCAAAGATTGCCAGCCTCATGGGTAGAACAAAGGAGTCTATCCAGATGTCGTCTTCAAATACTCATACGAGTATTACGATGTTTGCCGAAAATAATAGCAAGATTATTGGAAATTGGTATTTTGATGCTTCCGATAGCAAGGAGTTGGTGGATGCTACTTTCAATGGTCTGAAGGCTTTGGTTGAGTCTCTTGAGCACAATAAGAGCAATGACGGACAAGCAGCGTAAGTACATAGAAAGTCTTATCAAGAAAGTGTTTCGTAATGCAGATTCGCAGAGCGAAATACTTTCCAGATTGGATAGGGTTAAGATTTCAAGCCAACAAGCTTCAGTAATGATACATGCATTGAAGTTAGAGTGCAACATCGGTCGTTCCGTTCCGGCATATATGTTAATGGCAAATAATCTAAATCCAAAAATGAATGAGTTCTTTAGCATATTAGGTTATGATGAATGACGGATTCGTCAAGAAGAAAAGAAGTTGATATGAAAAAGGTATTTATGATAATTGCCGTTGCCGCCATTTTGGTAGGTTGCAAAAAAGATAAGTACTTTGCTAATTATCAAACACATCGTGCATTCACATGCTTAATTACTAATGGCTGTGACTTCGGTGGATATGAAGATGAGACATTTGAAAGTTGTTATAAGGATTTGTTATTTGCCGATGGCACTCCATTTGGCGTAAAAGTGGAGGAATAGTTATGTTTGGATTTTATGTTATACTTACCCTAGCTGTTCTATATATAGCTTTTATGGGTGGAGTTATCGGTTATTTAATTGGTAAATATTGGAAAAAGAAATAGCTTATGAAAATAAAAAATATCAAGTTCAAGGCTAAACGTCTTGATAACGGAGAATGGATAGAGGGTTCACTTACATACTTTCAGGGAAAAGCGTATATTCATCGTAAAGAAAGTGATGAAGATGATAGATGTTATTTGACTCCTTACAAAGTAATTCCAGAAACAGTCTGTCAGTTCACAGGAATGATGGACGAAGACTGCAATGAAATTTGGGAAGGCGATATAGTGCGTGATAACTATGACCTTTTGTGTATAGATAATCTCTATGAGGTAGTTTATATTGAAGAAGAAGGAACGTTTGCCTTCAAGAGTTTAGATAAAGTTGACAATTTTGAGCCATTTATTAATTTATTTGAAGTTTATGTCGTCGGAAACAAATTCGATAAAGAGAAGTAGCGTATGAATTACAAAAAGGTACTAACGAGATACATTCAAGGAAGGCTGTCGGAATTATCTAATGTTGACGCTTATGAACCAAACAAGTTAGCATTAACTAATATGTTGTGGTTTCTTGGCAAGGTAACCAGTAATGAAATGATTGTTGCAAAGCTTAGAATCATGGTTGATGCAGACATTAAAAGAAAGAAATATCTAAGTAGATACGATGGTAATGAATCATTATATGATGATGAGTATTCCAAGGCTGTAAGCACTATTGGAAAGAAATGCTTGTCGTATTTACGAAACGCAAAAAAGGAGGTGCAAGATGAAAATAAGGCAAGCCAAGAAGATTTTGAAGAGCCAGAATGATTATTGGTGGTCAAGAAGATATTGGTATAAGTTAGGATTTGACCAATTGCGTTCAAAAGACCATTGAATCACCTAGGCGATAAGTTTAACAAGAAAGAAGTAGCGTATGATAAAAATATTAGAAAAAGTATCTCAAAAACTGAATGCTTTAGCTGCTAAGGTGTTTAAGAAAGAGACTTATCCTTATCCTCCTCTTTCAAGAAGAGAACGAAGAAAGTTTGAACGTGGCAACATAAAAGCTGAGAAGAATATAGCGTTATGTCGTAGATGCATGAAGAACTCTCCTAGTTGGTGGTGTCCAGGAGAATGTTGTTATTTCTTCCCTTATCGAAGACACGTATTATTTGGAGATAAAAATAAGTAGCATATGGAAATTGTAATTTTATATATAAGTGTTAGTCTAATTTACATCTTTCTTGTTTGCTTGGATGGAGAAGATGTAAAACCAAAATGGAAACAATGGCTAGCTGACCAACTAGGCATCAAGCCAAAGATAGAGGTTAGATACATAAAGCCACAAGTCGTTAAGCTTCATTCAAGAGTTGAAATGTCACACTTTGATACGCAGTATTACGGTCGTGATAAATCGGGCATGGAGCAATTGAAGAGAAGAGCAATAGAAAGTGTGTACGATGAAATTCTTAAGGGAATGAAGAAAAACGGATTGGTTTCCATTTTGCAATATAATGACATTTATAGTAATAACACTATTTATGAGGGGACATGTGAAATTTATAAAAATAAGTAGTATATGAAGATAAGACAAGCTAAGAAAATCTTGAATATGATGGCGAGAGGAACGGACACACGTTACTTCGATTCAAAATATACATTCAAGAAAGAGAGTAGATTCATTCCTAGATTAAAGAATCTCTATCAGAAAGCAACTATCAGATGGAATAAGGTAAATATGCCGAGTGCCAACGTTAGTTTGTTTCGTTCAATTTTGAGAACTTCAAAGGAATGCGGTCGTTGTAAACATTTCAATGGTATGTTTGCAGGAAGATGTACTAAACTACATAAGTATGTTGAAAGCAGCGATTGGTGTCATGGAACGTTTTTTCATAGAAAGTGAGGTTGACATGAAAATAAGACAAGCTAAGAAGATAATGAAGGAAGTCTATAAAACCCGATATTGGGCTTATAGACAAGGCTATTATTGTGGCAAGAAGGATGCAGGAAAGCTAGCCGGAGACCATCGTTTGTTAAAGGCTATGCGTCTTACAAAGAAGAGGGAAAGCCGCAAGATACGAAACGATGCAAAAAAAATATTGGAGAAAAATCCGTTCAAACCGAGGGATCTTCAACGTAGTGTTTTAAAATTAAAGAGATATGGATGTAACAAACAATAATAAATAAAAAATTGCAGCAATGGATAGACTAATGGATATAGTGAAGTACTGCAATGGAGATTGGAAGCATCCTTGATGCAATTTACAAGGAGTAAAACGTAGATATATGAAGGAAATGTTCTTTAAAAGTGTAAAGTTCCGTGAAGTTCAGCATTTGGTATTCTCGGATGAATATATAACCGCATACGTATCGGTGAATCATGTTCCGAAGATACATATGAGTGTTAATACACCTCGTGACGAATATGGGTTTGCGAAAGGCAAGCCAAAACGTTACTTTAGAGTAGGGTTAGGGAAATGGCTCACTGAACGAGCGTTTGTTAAGAAATATTTTAGCGAAGAATAAATGAATATAAAAAAGTCAGATATGGAAACTGAGATTAATGTAGCGGAAATTCTAAAGGATAAGCCGCAAGGTACTAAGTTGTATTCCTCAATATGTGGAGCAGTAGAGCTTAAAGAAGTTCTTGATGTACGTAAAAAGAAATCTATTGTGGTTAAAGAACTCAATTCAAGTAACCAACATAGATTTTGGTACGATGGCAAATTCTTTAGAGCAGGTCAATGTGTATTGCAACCTTCTAAGGAAATGGCAGACTGGTCTAAGTTCTCGTGGAAGAGGGGTGATGTGTTGGTAAATAGCAGAGGTTTAAAGATACTCTTCGATAGATGGGCAAATGACAACTATACTAGTTTCTATGCAAAGACAATTAATTTGGTAGAAGATGGTTTTCTTGATACCAATTTACATACTTTAGCATCAGAAAAGGAGGCGAAATCTTTTATCAAATGTATTGAGGAAAAATTAGGTGGCAAACTCAATCGTGAGACTCTTGAAGTAGAGAAGACTCAGCCAGAGTTCAAGGATGGGGATATAGTAACTATGCATAAGAAAAACTGTGATATAGTGTTCATTTTTAATAGACTGAAAACTGAAGGTTCTTTCTATTATTACGCTTTCCATGCACTCCAAACAAATACAGGTATAATAGATTGTCATACTACATTGCCTTGTGCGTGGACATTTTTTGAGGGCAAAATGAATTTTGCCACAGACTCAGAGAAGCAGCAGCTCTTTGATGCTCTTGCTAAGAAAGGCAAGGCTTGGGATGCTGAGAAGAAAATGCTTGTGGACTTGAAGAAAAAAGTCGAGCTTAAACCTTTTGATAAGGTGTTAGTTAGAGATAATGAAGATGATATATGGGAAATAAGTTTGTTTGGTTACAAAGATGAACGCTACTATAGATGCGATAATGGTATCCCTTGGATTCAGTGTATTCCTTACGATGGCAATGAACACTTGCTTGGAACTACAAATAATGTGGAGGGTTAGATATGTTAAATGATAAGAAAATAGAAGAAGTTGCAAAGCAACATGCGGCGGGAGCCTTTATTTCCGAATATTGGCAAGCTTGCTATAAAGAAGGTTTTGTGGATTGCGCTAAATGGATGCAAGAAGAATTTTTAAAGGATTTGTGGCATCCTGCTAGTGAAGAGCCAAAGCGTCATAGTTACATCATGTTTAAAACCACTAACAATAATGGATTCGGAACAGAATACATAGATTGTAGTTGGGAAATACTAGTAAGATGTCTGCAAATTACTCAATGGCTTTATGCTGAAGACTTACTTCCAAAGGAAGGAGGTGATGGCAAATGACCGATGCAGAATTTAATAAGTTTGTGCTTATACTAGAGAATGAAGCGTTTCGGTTTGCAAGAAGTCAAAACGTATTTAAGGAACATCGAGGGGTGATAGAGCAGTCTTTCAAGATAGGAGGGTTGTTCATTCTTCGAGAGTTGGAAAAGTATTTTAATCAAAAGAAGTAAGCGTATGATATTATATGAGAATCAATGTTTTGAGCTTTTAAAAGCTCTGTGTTATAGTGTTCCACAGAATCCAAATGTCGGTAGGTTTGAGATTGCAAATGTGATACTTGACACATTACAAAAAATAAAAGATGCGGATTAACAGCTTTCGGGCACAAATTTAAAGATAATGACAAAGGAAGAAATATTGGAAAAGGCATCTGATTTTGAGGATGAAGATGAGTTTGTGAAGTGTGATAGATTGCCGTTCACTGAGGAATGGTGGCTTTTACATCAGCTAGTGTATCTCGGCTTGTCTTGTACCTATACAGGTCGTGGTTATATAATTGAGAAACTTAAAGATTAGTAAAATGGAAGCAAATGATTATTTGAAAGCCATGCAAGCTATGGATGAATTGGATAGACTTGTAACTAGTGTTTATCCAGATAAGTTCAAGTTGGTCTGCAAGAAGCATGGAATTGATGAATGCGAGGCTATGAACATGTATTCGTACTTGCAAAAGATGCATAAAGGTCAGTCTTGGCTAGTTAGATACAAGCCATTGAAATATCTAGATCGTGTATTAACACTAGCCAAAGAAGCTTATGCGTCTTACATGAACAACGGCTTGATTCTAAGTATGGTCAATTTTGGTGATAAGTACACAAGAATACTTGTAATCTTTGAGAAAGATGGCGTGAGAAGCCAACAGGAATTTGACCTTAGAGAGCAAAGAACATATGTAGATATAGCGGACTTTATTGGAAATGGTTACTCCATCGTATCTGTTATCCGTCAGTCTGACAATGTTGACAGCGAACAGTTTGTTGGAGAAAAGGATGAGCGGAGTCATAGTGTTCCTATTTACGATGGTGATGTAATGCTTTGTTACGTGAATAAACCGGAATTTTGGAGTTCCGATTGGCGAAATAGCGGACTTTATATTTGCGAGAGCGGCTCATATCATAGATTGCTATACACCCCGAATAAGGGGTACGTAAGACATGGAGAGCCAGATGTAGATGAAGACTTCACCCTTGATATTGGGAAAGAATCCTTCAGTAGTTATGTTATGACTTTAGATCAGTCTTGGTATAAGTTGGGTAATGTTCATGCAGGTATAGGCTTTTTGAAGGAGAAAGAATAGAAGAGTAAAAGGAGAGGAATATCATTTCCCCTCCTCTGCCTTAATCTCCAGCCTGATAGGCTTGCCACAATGAGGGCAGATGATAGCCGGATGTGATAAGGTTTCACCATCAATAGCAAGAAAACTAGATGGCGAACAACCACAAATATTGGCTATTTGCTCTACTTTTGCAAACGAGATAGAACCATTATTGATTTGTTGTGATAATGCCGATTGGGTTATACCTAACTTTTCGGCTACAGATGAAATGGTTTGTCCATGACTTCTAATTATTTTCTTTAAGTCCATACCTTATTATATATAAGTGAATACTAATATTTATTTTGCTGCAAAGATAGCTTATTTCTTTTATACTACCAAAGAAAAAGAGTTAAATATTAGAAACGGCTAATAAATAGCAAATAAATGTTTAGAAAAACCTTATATGTGTTAAATAAGTGTTAATATTAGAAAATGCTTATAGAAACATTTGGTAGTATTAGAAAAAACTACTATCTTTGCAATGTCTTTAAGAGATAAAGGCTTTAAAGTTTAACTATTAATTGCTGTTATGCAGCCGAGTCGGCACTCGTAAAACGGTTTGAGGATATGACAACTTCAATTAAGAACAAGATGAGAAAGGTAATGCAGTTGGCACATAGAGCCTATCAGTTGAAATCAAGTTCAATGTCTTGGGTTGAGTGCTTGAAACAGGCTTGGCAGGTCGTAAAGCTTGAGGCAGCGATGAAGACCAAGGTGGTAGAGTTTTTCTTTATGAAGATGAATGGTGAGGTAAGACAAGCCTTTGGTACTCTCCTTCAGAGCCACATTGACTATACTCCAAATGGTACAGGTCATGTAGCAGCAAGAGATTGCATCCGCTATTGGGATGAAGAAAAGGGCGCATGGAGACAATTCAAGGCTTACAACTTTTTGCGAGTTGCATAAAGATATATACACGTTCTAAGGTGTTTGGCGAGGCTTTAATAGGGAGTGAGCCTTTAATCACCCCTTTAGTTTAGGACTTTTAAATTAAAATCGAATATGTTACATTCTGAGATTGTTAGTGAGTTGAAGAACATTGGTGTACAAGTAAAACCATATAATGTTCAAGATGGCTTTATGGATATGTTCGTAAATGGTGAGGTTTACGATATGTTTGTGAAGTTTGTAAAAGAGAACAACTTAGAAGTGATATATGATAACATTCATCATTGGGATATTTTCACATGGTGTGATGCTACAATTTGGTTTTAATCACAAATAGAGTATAAGATATGGAGACAATTGCTAAGTGTTTGAAAGAAGTGTTCTACAAAGGGCATCATATTACCAAGGTGGAGGACGTATTCGGTCAGGTATTCGTTCGCATTGATAATGTAGTTGAACCGGACTATGCTAGCATAGCAGAGGCGAAACGTGTAATCAATGGTAAAGCCCCAAAGTGGTTTAATGATGGTTATATGTGGGACGAAGCCAGCAAGAAAGTTGTAAAAGACCCTAACGCTTTCCGATGGGAGGAGTAAGAAAACATAAGGTAAAGAACTTAAAACAATTGGTTATGGAAAAGTTTATTGATGGCAGTTATGTATTCGAGAAAACAAATGAGTTTCCGGATGGCTACGAAATTTGGGCGATTGGCCGAAGAAATTTCGAGCACAAAGGCTACGTACCATTGTGTGAGGTCGATGAGAACTATAACGTAAAAAGAGATACCTTGAAGGCTTTGAAAGTAAAGGATGAAGCATTTGCTTTGGCTTTACTCTATGAAGCCGTTAAACGAGGAGTTAACAAGAAGAAGTATAACAGAATGATTAATGCATAAGAAAATGGATGAGAATTTTCTGAATGTGCTCTATATCGAGCACACGGATAAAATAGGCGTTTTAAAGGACGATAAGGACGAAAGGGTATCAATTATCCTTGGGACGGACAAAACGCTTGTAGAACGCAAGAGAGACGGCAAAACGTACCTTCTTGTACCATTGACAAAGAACCACACCTTTGTCTGCAAGGGTAATTGCATTGATGTGGATGGTAAGCGTATCAAGAGTGAAATCTTCTTTCGTAAGGATGGTACGCAGTGGATTGAGATCGATAAAGAAACGTTATCTAAGGTAGCGTAATAAAAGGAGGTTTAAGCTATGAAAGTATATGTAGTAATTTCTTCGTACCAACACGGATTGGGTGAAGCTGTTGAGGTTGATGCAGAAGTCTTCGATACCAGAGATAAGGCTAGAAAGGCGATAAGACACAGAGGAATGAACACTTTGGAGAATTACAAGCGAGTTTTGAATTGCGATGATTATCTATACAATATCTCAGATTCTTTCTTCCATATCTCAGACAGCGAAGGAGAAACGTGGGACAATTTCGACATCGTAGAACAAGAATTAAAATAATAAAGCTATGAAGATTGATGTTATCAAAAATATTATAGAAGATGCGAAGGAGGCTGGTTGCCTTGTGACAATTACACTTGTAAATGGGCAGGTATCGCATGTAAACTTCAGTAAGCAAATAAAGACGTTTACTGCTACAGATGATGTAATCTTGGACGAAGAGGGACATCTTGTGATAATACTTGGTACGGATGGAAGTAGAGATTACATTGATAGCGATTCCATCATTCGCATATTTAGCAAAGAAGGTTTATAACAATTAATTAGATAAGAATATGGATGCAAATAACGCAATTAACGTATATGAGAATGTAGTGGGTGTTAGGGTTGAAAACATTCAAGATGTAGTAAAAGCACAGGCAGCAGGTCTTTTAATTACAAATGAAAACGGATATGGTTACGATAACCATATTATAGAAGATGAAAAGGATGGTGTAGAGCGTGAACCGACAGAGCAGGAGGTATTTGAGCGCATTGCCAAAGATATAAACGAAGGCAATAAAGTTTATGCTTGTATGATATTATCTCACGATTTGTGCGTAATGAAAGATACCAATACGATAATACAGAGTGATTTCTATGTAGGGCAAAAGGTTTACACCATGCACGAAAATAAGATTATGAAAGGTGAAATCCGGTATCTATCTCTATCACGAGGCGTTTTAAATGGCGATGCACAAAATGCTCTTTTGGGCGAAATGGCAGAGAAGTTGTATTATTACATTGGCTTCAGCTTCACAAACGGACGAACCCCAAAGATTGGCTCGGAAAAAGATGAGATTATTAACAAGATTCACTCTTTGGCTAAGGATAATTATGCCGTTTTGAAGACAGATAAGGGAGATTATCTGTCAAGACATACAGGAGAAATTTTTGCCACAAAAGATGCTCTTGTAGAGAACTTAACGAAAGACTATATAAAGTAGATAAGAATATGGATGCAGGTCATGTGAATGTGATATTGGGCGAAGCCGAGAACAAAGGTCTTAGAGGAACTATCAACTTGGTAGGTGGGGCAAAGATAAGTTTCGACTTCAATAGTGTTGGTGGTGAAACCTCTTTCAATTGCAATACAAAGAACAGAACACTTATGATTGGGAGCGGAAGTACAGTAGTGTTTACTCGTAAATATATTGATTGTAGTTCTATCCAGTATATTGAAGTGCTTGAGTGTACAAACTAATTATAGGAGACAAGAATATGGATGTAAATAACGCAGGTCAGCACGATGGATGTGCTAAAACCGGATTGGGACAGAATTAGAAAGAAAAGGCGGAAGAGGATTTAACCTCTTACCGTCTTTAGAATGCAAGCTATTTCAAGATTATTTTAAGAAAACATGAAAATAAATTAGAGTTTTCTTGCATTTTTCGAAGGTTTTTGTTACCTTTGCGGATGCAAATAATAAAACAATGAGCTTATGAAAGTATTATCAATTCGCCAGCCGTATGCTTGGTTAATCGCTATCGGCTGCAAGACCATTGAAAACAGAACATGGAATAGAAAATTCCGTGGTCGTTTCCTTATCCATGCAAGCCAAGCCAAACCCGAAAAACTTGACGGATGGCAGGAAAGTACAATGAAGAAGTATTGCCAAGAGCATGGTATTGTTATTCCGGACTTCAAAGACTTGCCAACTTCTGCCATTATCGGCAGCGTAGAGTTGGATGATATTCAGTTTCATGAGGCTTATCCGGATGCGTTTGCTGAAGATTTCCAATATCATTGGTTCTTGAAGAATGCTAAATTGTTCGATGAGCCGATTAGAAACGTCAAAGGCAAGTTATTCCTCTGGGATTATGAGTATAATGAAGCCGAAATGTAAAATAACAATACTTTTGTAATAAAAATACAAGTCTTTGAAAATTAGCGCAAAAGTGTTTGTTATTCTAAGGGTTAGATAAGATGTAAATGTAAAAATAAAGAAAGCCTCAACCTCCAACGAGATTGGGGCTTTTACAGTTGTCCTAGTGTGTCTCACCATTATTATTTCGTTCAATCAAAGGTAAGATACCTTTCTCCTTTAGGAACTCATAGAGAAAGAAACGTCCTTTTTGAGTCCATTTCGTGTTGTATTTGATGGTTTGTTTTCCATCATTGTGCGTAATGGTCACTGGCTCGCTATTCACATATCCCTTATCCAAATATTGGCGGTACAAGACCCATTGGTCAGAAACCTTGTGCTGGATACCATGCTCATGTAACAATTTGTTGAATGCTTGCGGACTCATTCCGTAATCCTGCGCCATTGATGTAATCACACTTGTGCTCTTGTTCTTCATCATCACATCGAAGTATGTAGTCTTAGGCTTCATCGTTGTAATCTGTGCGCTTAGTCCTACAATCTCCTGCGATGCCTTGGCAAGTTCCTCCTTCTGCTGTTTGTTTTCCAAGGTCAGCACTTGGTTCTTCTCGAACTGGTCAGCCCAAGCTCTTGCTGCTATAGCCGGATTGGTGAAATCGGGCAAAGATGGAACACTCTGCATTCTTACCTTTTTCTCAACCTCAATGAAGTACTTGCGAATCATCCTACCTTTCTCATTATTCTCAATCATACACAACTCCTTTGCCATATCCAAAGATAAAGCATACTCCTTGCGGCTTCGCCCACCATTTGAGTTTTTAAGATTTTCCTTAAAAACCTCATAGTCTTGATTTTCAACGAATCCGTACTTATTGATACGTTCTTGAATCCAATTCGCAAACTGATACTTGCAACCCAATTTTTGGTGCAGCTCTCTTGCATTGATGGCTTGCTTACCATCACGTTCTTCTACCTTGATGAGTTCAAAGCCTTCAACCTTGATTTCCTCACTCTGACTCACAAATGCTCCCAGCATGGGTGCATCATTCAAATTCTTTTCTAAAAAATCTTTCATATTAAACAATTTAAATATTATAAGTATGGTTTCCTGCAAATAGGAAAGCCCCGTCCACCATGTTGTGAGAGAGGATGGACAGGGCTTGTTTCGCCTACCCACAAATGTAACGGAATGGGCTTGACGAAATATTACTCCACGCTTGGAGCTTATAACCATTTGTTTAATATGTCTTCTTTATTCGTCAGTCGTGTCCGTTACTTCACAACCATTATTACTTTCGGCTGCAAAGTTAATGCTATTTTCTTTAACTTGCAAACGCTTTAGTGTTTTGTTTAAAACATTAACGTTTGTTTTACTTTGGAGGACTTCTGCCCTCGCCAGCACGACTAACTCTTATGGCACGTTGCTGCTTGGCATACTCCCTCGTTATTGGCAAGGGATTGTTGGGTGGCTAACGTGGCTGCGCCCTTGCGAGTGCTTAGGTGACTTACTACCACTCCCCAATTCGGCAATGCCATGCCGAAGTATATTCTCAGCCGCAAAGAGGTCTCTAGGATGAACTGCACCACAACTAGGGCAAGTCCAAATCCTATCACTCAATAACAGCTTATCATTCTTATAACCACAGGTACAAAGACGGCTCGAAGGGAAGAAGCGGTCTATCTTGTGAACCTGAACGCCATACTTCTTCGCAACGTGTTCCAACTTCAAGACAAAATCACCATGAGCCAAGTCAGACATCTTGCGTCCCCAATTACGCTTCATTCCCTCCAAGTTCAAATCCTCCAAGCAAATCAAGTCATAACGCTTGCAAAGCTCATGTGCCAGCTTCCACTGGAAATCGGAACGCTTGTTCACAATGTTTCGATACAATCGCTCCAACTCCGATTTCTTGCGCTTGCGGTTGTTGCTACCATTCTTGCACTTGGAAAGATTGCGAGACCTGCGTCTAAGTTCCTGCAAGTCAGCTTTAAGGAACTGAGGGTTGTCAATCTCACGCCCATCGCTCAAAGTCAAGTACTTCTTCAGTCCAAAGTCGATGCCCACGGATGCACCATCGTGTGACTTTCCGTAAGGTCTGGCTTCTTTATCCAAGCATAGGATAATAAAGTATTCGCCCAGCTTGTTGCGCTTGACCGATACCCTCTTGACCTTGCCATCGTAGGGACGGCTCAAAGAGAATTTGAAAGACTTCTTTATCTTGTTTATCGTCAACTCGTTTTCACTGAGGGAATAGCCATTATCCATAAAAACGAACGAACTAAATTCAACCATCTTTTTGAACTTAGGTGGACGCTTTGCATCATGCTTAAAGAAACGCTTGTAAGCAATATCCAATCTATCTAAAATTTCCCTAACTGTTTGAGCAGCTAACAACATAGGCTTGTAACGCTTAGAGAAATGCTTATACATAGTAAATCTTGGAATGTACTTGTGATACAACTTATAGTACCTCTTCTGCAAGGCAAGCGCATGATTCCAAACATAGCAAGCCTCTCGGAGCATCTTATCCAAATGCCTCGTCTTCTTCGTCCGGTATAACTTGTACTTGTATGAAATCATATCACTCAATTTTAAACAGTTTTTGAAAGGTGTGTCTCACCAAAATCCACCTGCAAAGATACAAAATTTCTTCCATATATGCAAGGAAATAAGCAAGAACTTTCACCGAAAAATTACACCATATATGTTACGCTACCATTGATAGCATTTCATTAGATTGCATCTGAATCCATTGACAAGCATCCTTGCGGAAAAAGATGTCAGAATCGAACCGCTTGCCATCCACAATGATGTGGCTACCCTTGCACTCGAACTTGTGGTTTCGGGTCAATGGTATCAAAAGGTATGTATCACCCTCTTTCTTGTCGTACACAAGCGTCAAATCCGTGCCGATAACCTGTGATACCACCTTGCGCTCATCTGAGCTTAAAACACCAATCTTGCCATCATGCTCAACGTAAAGAGCATCCTTTAAATTCTTATCCATATCTCTTAAATATTTAATGTTCAAAGTCCGGTGCAGTTTAGCGTGTGCCTCACGAAATCTATTACAAATCACACTCGTATGAGTATTGCTTTTTCAGCTTGTTCAATGCATTCTCGGTAACGTAGTAGATGTTATCGAAATACTCGCTTTTCTTGATGCTTCGGCTTTCTTTCAGCTCTACCTTGTGATTGAATGTCACTTCGTAGCGGTTTGCGATGCTTGTAATCAAGAAATCGACCTCACGCTTATGTCTGTCCAGCTCGGTCTCTTTATACTCACCACGCTTGATAAATGCGTCCTTGTTCGTCTCTTCGATGGTTGCAACCATGTTGCCTTGCATCACGATAATCTTTGCGCTCATATCTAGTTTCTTTTTAATCGTTAATAATCTTGTTATGCTACGCTCATAAGGTTTGCCTTCTTGAAGCAACGCCATTCTTCTTTCTCGGTATCGAAGTACACTTGGCAAGTGTCATTCATCTTGCGACCTGCACCCTGTGTAGCTGGGATAACCTTCTCACTCAATGTGCCGAATGCCTCACGCAAGCTGCCATCAACCTTCTGGAAGTAGAACTTCACGATGCGCTTCTTCATCTGACCCTTCAGCTTGATGTTCATCCAAGCGACCTTTAAAGCCTCGCTCATTGTGTAGCCATTCTTCTTGATGAACTGCCAAGCAAGCTTCATTACCTCACTCAATGTATTTCTTAATGTAGTAGCCATAATCACTATACCGTTTTACGAGTGCCGACTCGGAGGTGCAACCTCAACTAAATTAATAATGTTATTGTGACCTTTGTTTCTTAATCACGATGCAAAGATAACTAATTTCTTAGATACTACCAAATGTTTTATTTAAAATCTTAGATATTTAACATAGCGTTAACAATTATCTAAGATTATGAAAGGTTTATTAACTAAAATCTAATTTCTTAGATGTTTTTAGTACTTTTATTTGGTAGTTTCAAAAACTTTTCATATCTTTGCACTCATAATAACATTTAATATATTAGATATGAACATTCAAAAAGTAATCAAGAGACAAGGTTTTACCATTTCGCAAGTTGCGGCATTGGTAAAAAACCAAAGAGGAGGTATTGGCGTTAGTCAAGGTGCATTATCCTCTACATTAAATAACAACCCTGGTATTGAAAAGCTCCAAGAGATTGCTAATATAATAGGTGTATCTCTTTCTGAGCTTGTAGCGGACGAAAACGAACAGCAGGGTGCTTCTTTAGTCTGCCCTCATTGTGGTAAGCCAATAGCCTTGCATGTGGATAAGCAATAATGCAACCAACGCAGATTTGCGTCCGTTCCTAAGAAAACAAAAAAAGGAGGGGAAATAGCATTCCTCTCCTTTGCCTAGAAATTCAACGAAGGCATGTTGTTGTTTCCGAAAAGTAACCTGAATGTTTCCTTTCCCTTTGGCGTGATTAGGGTTCTTGTGCCAGTCGCCTTGTCATTTCCCCAATCCTTCATCTTGAACAGGTCATCGTTATATTGCGAGTATGGCTTGATATGGTTCTGCTTGTCACGGTAGATGTATTTTTTCGCAATCAGTATCTTTATGAATTGGTTCTGTTTCAATCCAATCTCCTTTGCCGTGTCTCTGAAGTTCGTAAGTAAGCCTTTATCAACCAAGTTATCAAAGTATTCTGCCTTTGGCTGCATTTCCTTGTTCTTTTCCTCAATGGCTTTCTTCTCTTCCTGCTCCTTTATCCAACGCTTCGCTCTCTCAATTGGGTCTTCAATCTGATAAGAAGGTATCATGCCTTGTGCTACACAATGAAAGACCTTGCGGTATATCTCGAATACTGGGCGTACTTTGCGGGCAATAAAATACTCCAAGCAAGCAGAAGTGAGATAATAATTAATCTTATTGCTACCGCCCCAATCTTGCTTGCCATTTTGGGCAAGTGAGTTATCAGAATCTTGCTCCGCATCATTGAGGAGCGAGTTTTCCGCATTATTGCGGATAACGATAAAGTCCACATTCTCAATGAAATTGGTCTTCAAGGCACGCACAGCATTATCCTTTCGCTCGTAAGCGAGCTGCCAGACATCATCAAGATTTACCGGATATTCCTTGCTCTGCTTATCTAACTCCAAAACACTACGAAAGTATCGCTCCAAATCTGATGAAGTACTTTCTTTTGTCAAAACAATCCCATTTTCCATTGTCTCTTTCTTTTCAGTTTTTAACGTGTGTCTCACGCTCTAAAAATTAAGCTATTATTCCTATAATGTGGAAATTGGATGCAAAGATACGACTTTTTAGTGTAACTTGCAAGTATATTAATGCAATAAAGATTATTATAACAAAATATAACAGATAGTATAATAATAGTTAAATATAAAGACGAACAATGGCGGTTTCGTATAAAAGATGTACTTTTGCATACTAGTATTCCGCATCATCCATAGTTGGAGCTAGGGATGTGCTGGATAAACTGGAAAGAGTTAAGTAACGTGGGGTGTTCCCCACTAAGTTCAATTATTTAAAAGTATGGGATTATGAAGAAGGTCTTATATTTTATTTCTTTTGTTGTGCTCTTGTTGACTAGCTGTACATCAAAGGAAAGCAAAGCAGATGCCCTTATTAAGGCAAGAGGGTTTGAGTGCGCCAATGTAGAGAAGTTAGAGGAATTTCAATGCAATCCTGCTTCTGCCGAAATGGTTATGGTCGCTTATAATGGTTTGTGGCGCAACGACTCGCTGTCTAGGAATATGTATTTGTCTAGTAGTAATATCAATTATGTTTGTAATGAGATACAAAGACAAGAGCAAAATGCAAAAAATCTGTTGGAAAAAGCTGATGAGATTGGCATGATTAATAATCATACAGAATTATGTGGTTATTATGTTGTTATCTCTCCTGATAAGATTAATGGTGCGTATATAGACAAAAATAGAAAATGTACAAGATATGAAGTATTCTTCGATAAAGATGTCGAACGCATCATAGGAATACATCCAATTGGTAAATAAACGAATTAACAGGTTTAGTGTTGTAAAGTTAGTATATTGACAATTTAAATAAATGTGATTATGAAGAAGAAATTAATAATTGCCATCATCGTAGCCATTCCCTTGTTGATGGTGTGCAGTGGATGTGGAAATAAAAACAAACAACCTACTATCGAGGAGCAGATTGCACGTAACAAATATATAGACAAGATTATGTGTAATGATTCATGTAAGGCAAAACGTGATGTAGTTTTAAAGAAATATTTCGGTTCAAACTATACTTTAGCCAAAAGTAAAATTAACAATTATGACAGCAATTATAATTGGGGATTTTTTATGGACGATGGAGTCTTAGATGGCACAATAAATGGAGCAAAGGGAAAATATGAATATCATATAGATATTACGGTTTCTATAGAAAATCCACTCGATTGGACACTTACGGAATTTCGTGTAAAGGATATAAAAACACAACATTACGTTTATGTAATAAGAAATGGAAGTGAAGAAAATGTAGAGGAGTATGAGAAGGCAATTACAACGAGCAATTCAGAAAGTGATATATATGTTTCTGATGAAGACTTATCCGCAATCGAGGATGCTTTGCAAAGAGAATGGGATATTAGTAACGCTTCTAGTGCTGTAGGTGCAGAAAGTTCAAATGTCTTCAAGGTCAAGAAAGAAAGTGTCAGCGGAAATGAGGTAACTGTTTCTTATTCTTTGCGTTCAACCTATGGTGGTCAGAAGAAATTCGTTGATTTGCATGGCGTTGTTAAGAAGAATAGTGATGGCTCTTGGAGTGTTGTAAACTTAGGCTATTAACAGTTTTAGTTTAAAAATAGTTTGTTTGGCATGTTACAAGACTAATAATATAATAAGGTATAAATTTTAAAATAGGTTTTCAAAAGAAAATAAAGCTTAAAAGAATAAAGAAATACACTAAATAATTTGCGTATTTCAGAAACTATGCTTACCTTTGCAAACGAAATCAGAAATGGTTCAAAAATCTCATAATTCGCAACTTACCACGTTATGTGAAGAATGAGTTTTTTCAAGTACGTATGCAACTAAAAAAAAGGTTGTTCAATTCTACTTGGGAAATATGGTATAGTAAAGTATTGTGCGGTACAGTAAAGTGCAGTATAGTTCTGTTTAGTTTAGTACAGTTCTGTAAAGTAGAGTAATGTAAAGTACAGTGAAGTAAAGTGAGCCATCCTTTGGGGTGGCTCTTTTTTGTTAATAGTGGTTAATATAACAAAAATGTTACCATAAAATTTGGTTGTATAACAAATATGTTATATCTTTGCATTGTCTTAAGGACAAAAGAGTTCTTGTAACAATGAAGAAAAGCGAATTGATTAAGAGACTGAGAGAAGCGGGATGCTTCCTGTCTCGACAAGGTTCGGGACATGAAAAATGGACTAATCCAAAAACGGGAAAGTCTCAATTCGTGCCAAGACACGCTAGAGAGGTCGCCACAGGCACCGCTCATAGTATTCTAAGAGAATTGGTTGGGGAGTAATCCCCACCTTTCTCTCTTCATTGCTTAAAGGACTCTTTTTTTTGTTAAGAAGATAAACGAATATATATATATGAAGAAGATTAAAGTTATTGTAGAACAAGCCAAGGATGGGTCTTTTTGGTGTCATACCGAAGATGGAATAGGTAAGGTTGGCTTAAACTCTTGTGGAGAAACTGTTGCCGCTGCGAAGCAAGATTTAATGGATTGTTTAGCGTTGGCAAAAGTGGATGCAAAAGAGAATGGAGAAGTGTTTCCTGACGTTGAATTTGAATACAAGTATGACTTGCAATCTTTCTTTAATTATTTCTCTTTCCTCAATGTGTCAGAGATTGCAAAACGAGCAGGTGTCAATCCTTCATTGATGCGTCAGTATAGTAAAGGCATAAAGCAAGCTGGCGAGAAAACTTATGAACGTTTGGCACATTGTATGAATGAAATAAAAAAAGATTTGGTAGCCGCTACCTTTTAGGCGTGTGGCTTCATTGTTACAATAGATAAAGAACTCAGAGCCTTCTGCATGTGAATGTGGAAGGCTTTTTCGTATCTAGACCTTATTCTTTGCACTTAAATCTTTAGTGAAATAGCACGCCTTTATTCTTTCGTTATTCCTTTGATTATTAATTAATTTTGCCAATAAAATTATAAAAAATGGCAGAATTAAGATTCGATGTCAAAGCGAATTTCGAGCAGGTTACGAAACTTCGTTCCGAGTGCGAAAAGTTGAGGGCTGAGTTGTTGAAGACCAATAAGTCAACCGACCCAGCTATTGTTGCGGATTTGACGGAAAAATATGCAGATGCAAGTAATCGCTTAAAGGATTTAACGCAAGCAGCTTCAAGAGCCGCTTACGTGATGTCTTCTGAGTTTAACAAGAAGATGCAAGCAGCCGCAAGGGAAGTTTATAGCTATGAACTTCAAATGCAAGCTACCAAAGACCGAATAGAGAAAATCCAACAGCAAATCACTAACAAGAGATTAACTCTTGGAGTTACAACGGATAAGTCATCCATAGATTCTTTACAGAAGAATATTGACTATCTGAAAGGTTCTTTGGCAGGTCAAACTGCGCAACTGAAGAACCTAGAAGGAGGTGCTGTCGGTGCTCGTCAGACCTTGGAGAATATGCGGAATGAGTATGTTTTGTATGCAGGTTCAGCAAATCCGGCAAAAGAGGCAACAAATATGTTGACCGATAGCATGAGCCAAATGATAGAACGCATGAAGTCCGCTCCAACTGCCGGAGAGGGCATGTCTAGCTTGTTCCAAAGGGTAACGGGTGATGCTCACATGCTTTCGGCAACATTACTTGGTGGTTTAGGATTTGAGCAACTGGCAGGTAGTATCTTTAATACTCGTTCTCAATTCCAACAACTTGAAATATCTTTCAATACCATGCTTGGTAGTGCGGATAAGTCTAAACAATTGATGGATGAACTTATCCAAACGGCAGCTCATACGCCTTTTGACATGTCCAGTATTACGAGCGGAGCAAAACAACTTTTGGCATACGGAACGGAAGCGAAAGATGTTAATAAAACTCTTGTTCAGCTAGGTGACATTGCTTCGGGCTTGAACATTCCGCTTGGAGAACTTGTTTATCTGTACGGAACGACCGTTTCGCAAGGAAGAATGTTTACAATGGACTTGCGCCAGTTTATGGGCAGAGGTGTTCCTTTGGCAGAAGAGTTGGGTAAAATTTTACACCAAAATACAACTGAGGTTCAAGAGTCTGTTTCTAAGGGAAAAGTCACATCAGACATCTTCAAGGAAGCTATCGCCAACATGACGCAAGCTGGCGGTCGTTTCGGAGGCCTGATGGAGCAACAATCAAAGACATTGGAGGGTCAGTGGAGTAACATTGGCGATTCCATCCAGCAAGCGTTCAACGAAATCGGCAAAAAATCCGAGGGCATGTTCTCTAGTGGATTGTCAATTATTTCTGCTATGGTGGAGAATTGGCAAGAGGTAATAAAAGTTATTGGCGTGGCTACAATAGCCGTTGGCTCTTATCGTGCATCATTAATGGCGGCTGCTTCTATCCGTAAGGCAGAAGAGGCTCAGCAAGCCGATGATATGATGAAGGGGATTGATGCTGAAATCAAGCGTTTGCAAGACCTAGAAAACTCAAACTACAAGTCGCTGGGTAAGGATAAAAAGCAAGAGCGAGTAAATAAACAACAAGACTTGGCAAGTATTGTTGGAGATACCGCTGTGTCCGATGATTTTGTAAAGGCAAGATTAGATGCAGCAGAGCAAGAGGGCGTTATTACGGCACAAGTGCGTTCCCAATTAGAGATGAAACGTGAACTCTTACAGACTCAGCAACAAGCAACTGCACAAAGCCAGATTGAGCTTGATGAAGAAAAAAGAAAGACAGAGGAACTTCGTCAACAAAAGATAGAATCTCTTAAAGATGATTTGAAGACTACCACGGAGAAAATATCAAATCTTGATGATAGGGATGTAGAGTTGGCTAGACAATATACAGCAGCTTTGAATGATTTGCAAGATGCCCAAGATGCCTTTGCTGAGGCTCAAAAATTGGTTGAAGAAACCGCTGATGGTGCAAACTTGGCTTTTGACTCCGAGGGTAATGCCGTGAATGCCCTAGAAGCAAAGGAACGTTTGGCAACCGCTGCGAAGAAAGTGAACATTGCTCAAACAAATGTTTCGACAATTGCAAGTCAGCAAAGAGGAGCTGCGCTTATTCGTGAGCAATTACAAGAGAGACAAGCAACACTACAAACGCAGTTGAATTCGGTTAGTCAAGCTACCAATACGACTACGAAAAAGGCTAGCACTTTAGCTACGGCAGCTTCAACTGTAAAAAATGCCATCCATACCGCAAGTGTTAAAATAATGACAACTGCTGAATTAATGCTTAGTAATGCGGTAAAATCTACAACTATGGCTTTAAAGGGAATGTGGGCTGCTATGCTCGCAAATCCGATTACTGGTATTATAACATTGGTAACAACGCTTGCTAGTGCCGTTGCTATGTTCGGAGGTGAAGAGGAAGATATTTCTGTTGACACTAAGCATTTTGGAGATTCTGCTGAAAACACAAGGGCGAAAGTTGATGGTTTGCTTAACGTAATGAAGTCTTCTAAAGAAGGAACTGATGCTTACAACAAAGCTAAAGAAGAACTTATCCAAACCTACGAGCAGTTCGGAATTAAGTGTGATGCCGAAAAGGATAATTTAACAACACTTAAAGGCAAGCATGATGAATTTCTTGCAACTTTACAATTGGAGAATGCTGAAAGAGAAAAGGCTAATGCTTTAATGTCTGCCACTTCCCAATACACAGAAGCAAGAAACAAAGAAGATGACAATTTTAGCAAAGACTTATCCGGCCATTGGTATCAAGGTGGGCAACATGTAGATAATGAAGATATAACATCAATACAAATGATGTATAATTCCATAGCAACAGATGAGGTTTTAGATAGGCTGGCTAAGTTGAAGCAAAGAGTAGATGATAGCACATTGTCTTACAAGGAGCATATAGATGCTTTTAATATTTACACAAATGCAGTTAAAAAGACATTTGCGCCTATTGATTCGTTCTTAGAAAAACAACATTACAATATAGCGACTATAGAGAATACTGACCATTCGATATTGGAGCATACGAGTAATCTTGCAAAATTAAAGACAAGTTATAAAAACGCAGAGGATGCGATAATGAAGGCGGCTGCTGAAAATGTAGATTGGAATAATACACAGGCTAGGTCACAATGGGTAGCTCAGCAAAATAAACAAAGCATAGATGCCTTAACTTCCTCAACAGACCAGCTTATTTCTATATGGAATCAGGAATATGGATTAAATTTAAAAATCCATTATGATGATACAGAAATTCCAAGTTGGATGAAATCTTTAACGGATAAACAGTTGCAATCTTTGATTAATAGACGTAAGGCAGATTTAAATAGGCAAGAGCAATACCGAACTAATCATAAAGGAAGTAAATTGCTGACAAAGCAAGGAAATCAGCTAAGAGACGAAAATGCCAATAGGCTTGATGTTGCTATGGCTGGTTCTATTCTAAAAGATAGAGAGGCGAAAAGAAAAGCCGAGGCAAATAAGCCGAAGGAAACGACAAAGAAAACTACACCTAAGAAAACAGGTGCAACGGATAACCCACAAGCAAGAGCGTATGAACGCAAGAAGGCTGAGGAGGACTATTCCAAGTCTATTTCATCCTATTCGGAGAAAGCTATCCAAGACATGACCAAGAACCGCATTAATGCAATGAATGAGGGTTATAGCAAGGAATTGGCTCAGATAACAGAGAATGCCGACAAGGAGAAAAAAGCGGTAGAAGATGGTATAGACAAATTGGTTGAGGCTAGGAAAAAGCGTGACCAAGCTGTTTGGGTTAATTCCGGCAAAGGTCGTAAGGCTAATATGTGGAAACAGAGCAAAACCGATGAAGAGTACAAGAATGAGGTTTTGGATGAAACCATGAAGGATAGCAAGGGTAATCCGGTTAAGGTAAATGGCATGGAGATGACCATAGGCATGAATGTTGCTAATCAGATGAATGCAATTCGGGATAAGGCTGTAAAGCAGAATGAGGATGTGCTTGCTAAAGAAGCGCAAAGCATGTACGATTATCTGAAGACTTATGGTACATTCCAAGAGCAGAAGTTAGCTATTGCTGCCGATTATGCTAAGAGGATTAGCGAGGTTGAAAACTCTACGGATTCGGACTCAAACAAGCAATGGAAGATAAAATCTTTGAAAGAAGAGCAGAAGAAAGAAACGGATTCGGTTGAGACTAGTGCTATTATGCAGAAGATAGACTGGTATCAAGTCTTCGGAAATGTTGGTGGCATTATGAAAGATGCGCTTGTTCCTTTATTGGCGGATCTGGATAAATTCGTAGGTACGGATAAGTTCCAAAATTTGGGTGCAGACCAGCAGAAGAGTATCGTTGATGCAATGCAGAATATCCGTAATTCGATTGGCAATACAAGTGATTTGGGTTGGAAAGACCTTGCAAGGGACGTTGTAGCTTATCAGGAGGCTCTGAAGAATGCGAAAATTGCACAAGAGGAATATACGGAAACAGAAACCAAGCTTACACCTCGCATTAAGGATTTGCAAAATCAGATAGCGAATGCGAAAAAGTCTGGCAATGTCGCAGAGCAAGCTAGATTGCAAAATGATTTGAATAAAGTACAAGGTCAGTTAGCGGAGTCCGGCAAGAAGATTGTTACGGCTAACACAAAAGTCCGTACTAGTGGTCAGAAGTTGGCTCAAACGACACAGAATGTGACGCAACCGATTTCTGCTATCCATGAGTTCCTTTCTACTTCTGGACTATCCGATTTGGCATCTCTTTGGGATAGTTTCGACCAACTTAAAGGTGGAATTGACGGATTGAAAGCTTTGGATGAGGCTAAGAAAGCGGCTGATGGTCTGAAGGATATGGGCAAGGAAGCCGCAGACGCAGCCGCAGACGCTGGCAAGAAAGCTGGTGATGCGCTAAGCGAAGGATTGTCAAAAGCTGGACTAATAGGTCAAATCGTATCTGCCATCTTGAAGATACTTGATGTTTTGAAAGATGGTATTGGAACATTGATTAGTAGCTTGATTGATACAGTTCTGAATGCGGTCAACGGCATATTAAAGAATATTCTAAGTGGCGATTTTATAACTCAGATAGGAGGGTCTTTGGTAAGCGGCATTGGTAATATTCTCAATACAATATCGTTTGGCGGATTCAATAGTTTGTTTGGTATTGGTGGAAACGCAAAAGAAGTAAACCGGACTATAGACAAACTGACGGATAGAAATGAAATCTTGACGGATGCTATAGACAAGTTGCGAGATTCCATAGACAAGAATAGTGGCATTAAAGCCGTAGAGGATGCTCAAAAGGCCGAAAACCTCCAAAAGGAGAAAGAGCAAAATTTAAAGGAAATCATGGAGGCGCAAATGGGTTATCATGGCTCTCATCACAGTTTTAACGCATATTTTCGAGGATTTTCGCAAGAGCAAATCAAAAAGGTGTCCGATGCAATAGGCAGACAATGGAATGGTAATCTTAACGACTTGCAATCTGCTGATGAAGCAGCTGCCATTTTGCAGAATCCAGATGTTGTTGAGGCTATCAAGAATACAGGTAAGGGTGGCTATGGAGATAGAGTTCTTGAAAAGTTGAAAGACTATGCGGCTGAGGCAGGAACATTAGAGGATATTGCTGATGACCTTGCAGAAAGTTTGACACAAATATCTTTCGATAGTTTGAAGAGCGAGTTTATAGATACTTTGATGGATATGAATTCCTCTGCTCAGGACTTCTCCGATAATTTCTCCAAGATGCTTATGCAAGCTGTTCTGAAAGCGAAGGTAGATGATTTGTTGGGTAATGATATGCAAGCATTCTATGATGAGTGGACGGAACGAGCTAAGGCAAATGGCGGCAAATTGTCTAAGACGGATATAACTGCCTTGAAGGAAAAGTATGATGAAATGGTTCAAGAAGGACTGAAGATTAGAGATGAAGTAGCCGAAATTACGGGTTACAAGCAATCTTACGAGCAGTCCGCTTCTTCCGGTTCTTTTGAATCAATGAGTCAAGACACAGGCGATGAGTTGAATGGTCGTTTTACAGCGGTGCAGATCGCTACGGAGGGAACGTATGAGGAAACAAAACTCATAAATACCAAGTTGGATGCTATTGCTGCTCGTGATGGTGGTACAGAGGGTAGCTTGTTGACGGCTAGCGTGAATACTATTATGGGTAATGTAGGCAATATTTGGTTAGCCGTTGATGAGGGAAGAACTATTCTTGCCCAAAGTCTGATGTACTTGCAGTCGATTGATGAGCGACAAGAGCGATGGCATAAGCCTATGTTGCAAGCATTCAATGATATACACGAATTGAAAGATAAAATGAGTAGATTGTAAACTTAATATGTGCCATGTTAATGTAAGAGGGGAATGCGTGATGCACTCTTCTCTTTTTTTATGGTGATAGTTTTTGTTTTTCACAATATAGATAAGTGTTGTTAAACTGAGTGCTAATTTTTGGTAGAGTGGAATATAATAGTTATCTTTGTAGTCGATTTCAAAACTTATAAGGACATGAAGATATTAGAACCAAAATATGAAATCCTATCCCAAGGCGAGGGTATGGATGGAGTTTACAAGCATATAGAGTTGTGCGGTCGCACTTGCTATGCGTCAAGTATGAAGATAGACAAAGACAGCGCAAAGCCTTTCGTTGAGCGTATGGTAAGCAGCAACCATCTTGCCATGTGCGAGCATGGAACAATCTATCTCCATGTTGCTTACGATAACGAGTTCTTTGTACCGGAGTCTTTATTGGTCAAGCACTATCGTGAGAACAAGTATTCCAAGGTGATGCAGATAGGTAACGATTACTATATTACGACCAACTACAGAGTGATAGTAGAGAATGAATGGTTTGATGATTTGGACTATATCTGCGAGCCTACGGAATGGCATGAGAAGCGAATAACCGTCCGCTTTACTACTCAGATTGCGGTAAGTAGAGAAGCTAACAGGCATCGTGTTGATTCCGTAGCGGAACAAAGCACCCGATATTGCAACTATAGTAAAGATAAGTTTGGAGGCGAGATTGCTATCAACAAGCCAAAGTGGGTTAGTGATGATGATGCAGTTAATCCATCGTCTTATGATGGTGGAACATTTGTTGACCTTGCAAAGAACATTGGTAGTTATGAGCATTGGAGTCCGGTAGAAAAATGGTGGTTTGCCAATAGAGTATGCGAAATGATGTACTTGTCTTTGGTTAAGGATGATGGTTTGAAGCCACAAGATGCGAGAACTATCCTTCCGCTTGATACCAATACGGAGCTGATTCATACCGCATTCGTGAGTGATTGGCTTCATTTCTTTGATTTGCGCTCAAAGGGAACGACAGGAAAGCCTCATCCAGATATTGAGGTCTTGGCAACTCCATTGATGAATGAGTTCAAGGAACGAGGTTTGATTTAATCGCTTATGAAGAAGAAAGCCAAGCAAATAGCCAAGGTGATGAGCAATGACTCTTTGGAGGTTGTTGCTCAGATGATTGTTGATGAGGCTAAAGGTGTGCGCTATGAGGTGTATGCCGATGGTTCTAGCAAGAAAGATAAGTGTGGTTGCGGTTGGCTTGTGCTTCATAAGGGAGCGATTATCAAAAGTGGGAAATATACATCTATCACAGCCAAAGTGAACGATTCGGTGAGAGCCGAAATAAGGGCGGTCATTCATGCATTGGGTGATTGCCCTCCTTTGTGTTCTGTTGATGTGTATGTGGATTGTCAAGTAGCTATAGAGAGAATACAGGCTTGCAAGTTAGGAGATTTGCAGCCTATATATAATAAGGTAGCGAAAGGCAAGGTGATAAGATACCATTGGGTTAAGGCTCATAGAGGTAATATGTATAACGAAATGGTGGATTCTTTGGCTTTTTCTGCTACAGAAAGTTAATTTTGTGCCTACATATATAATAAGCGTTAAAATACAAAAGAAATACATTAAATAATTTGCATGTTTCAATAATTCTTTGTATCTTTGCAATGTAATTAAGAAACAAGGTTACTAATTTTAAAAGGTGAGACACACCGTAAAAACTGTGATTCGTTATGAATACTAGATTGAGTAAGAAAGAGACAATGGTTTATGGCAACATCGGAGTGATGGCTGACGTAATCGGAGGTAATAAGTACTTCACTTTTGCAGATTTGTATGATTTCGATTTGGATAATACCAAGGATGAGTTGAAAGAAATATTAAACTCTTTGACCGAGAAAGGTTACTTAAAGAGTTTTAATGATTTCGATAAAACTTATCGAGTTTTGAAGTAAGAACACAAAGGGGATCCAAAATCCCCTTATAATATAAATTAAGAACGTGAGACACACGTAAAACTGTATTGAAAAAATGAAAAAGGTATTCACGATTGAGAATGCATTAACGCTTTTGTTTGCTCTTGAAATAGTATCATTAATATTTTTTCTAGGATAGGGCTTATGCAGATTAAGTTTGGTAAGATAAAGTTTACTGCGGCTAAGTCCGAAAAAGGATGCCGCTTTGATGCTTGCTATAAAGGTGAGCATGTGGCTTTTGAGAGTGAAGATATGTCTTTGTATGATGATGTCTTTTCTGATAATAGCAGAAGAGCAAAGGCTGCAAAGAGGGTGATTTACGAGAACATAAAGCATAAGTATTATGAGAACCATAGAGATTAGCGATTTCAACGCTGCTGATGAATTTATCGTAGAGGCAATGCTGCATGATGGCAAATTCAAGGTAATCGGCAAGGTTATTACGGACAACAATCTTCTGAATGATGATGATTTGGAAACCATCTGGGATTATGCCAACTGGGAGACGAACGGCTATGAAAAGATGGTTGTCTCTAATGGAGTGTACAAAGGCTTGAAAGCATTCAGCGATGGGCGTTTGTTCTATGTTATCACAGATGATGAGATTGGAGTGGTAAACGATAACATTATGGTACGTAAGCATTACGATGTCAACAATGGCTATTATATAAAGTCATCAAGGTTACACAAGGAGCAATCCAAGGATTTGTGGTGCTTTGGTAGTTGCGAGGCCATAACTAACGAATATAAGTCAAACATTTTACATGAAGTACTTTATGGCAAAGATGAACCATATAAAGCCTACCTTCCTTGAAGGCGGTGAAGTCTGGCATGATATTGATAAGTTCCCGATGCTAGACCATACAATTCTAGTAGAGTTGCAAGTAAAAGGCTCAGACGGATTGATTTACCGGACGCAAGATGTATGTGTTGAGCGTGCGGATAGGTTCGTACCTACGATGTCTTTTGTTCCTAAGCGTTGGGCGTACGCAATAGACTTAGCTCAATGTAAGCAACTTGAAGGATAAAAACAAAATACAAAATTAAGAATTAGCATATGGAAGAATCAAGAGGTGTTTACACATTACCTGTCTTGTATAATGAACAAAGTGGTAGAAATGAAGGTGTATGTGTCAGAAGTGAACTTGGAGTAGTTGTTGCAATTGACAATGAAGATGAGTTTAAAGGTGTTTTTTCAAAGGATGGAGATGTTGATGTATTCAAGCAGTTACTATCACAAGAAGTGTATCGTTTCAACACAGAACACCATGCATTCCCAACTGAACCTTTGATTTCTTACAAGATGGATGGCGACATTATCTTTGATTTCGTTGAAGTAACAATCGGAAAGATGTATGGCGGTTATGTTTATATCGTGCATTACAACTTTGCAAGCACGGCATCATAATAAACAAGTTTGATTATGACAGTAGTAAGAGAAAGATTAAAAATTGCGGCTCAGATTGAGGTGCTGGAAGATATTGCTATTGATTATAGGGGAAAGACTATAGATAACATCATCCAACAGCTAGAAGCGAGGTTGACTGCGTTGAAGTAAGTTCAAGTTTGTGTTAAAAGTCTATGAGTGGAGGACGTTTTGATTATGCTCAGTATAGGATTGCTGACATATATACAAAGATAGAAGATTATGTTGATGGTCATCCGTTGGATGAGGAAGACGAAAGATGCTTTCTCGAAGACCGATGGTTGGAGGAGGATGAAGACAAGTATGTTAGAAAGCATCATCATACGATGCCTAACAGATATGGCTTATCTAAAGAGACTATCAAGGAATTCAAAAAGGGTATTGAACTTCTGAAGAAAGCTCAGGTTTATGCCCAAAGAATTGATTGGCTTCTTTCCGGTGATGATGGAGAAGATAATTTCCATCTACGTTTGAAAGAGGATTTGGCAAATTTAAAAAGTAAGAAAGGATAGATTATGAGTTGGAATTATCGCTTAGATACACCTATGATGCAATTAGCTGAAGAGGTGAACAAGAAATATGATACTGATGCAGGTAAGATGCTTCTTTGCACTTATCTCTTCATGGTATCAAGTGAAGAGATCAAGGACAAACAAGCTTTCTTTGATTGGGTAGAAGAGCTGAATAAGTCCTGTAAGTGCGATGCGGTAAGGGAGTACGTGAAAATCAACGGCAAAGCCGATTGGCTGCATGGTGGATTCAGTAAGCCGATTTACCGACACTATAAGGGCAATTTCTATGAGTACCTTGGTGAGGTTACTGATAGCGAGACTTCTGAAGCTAAGGTTGCGTATCAAGCAATGTGCGGACAGCATGAAGTTTGGGTGCGACCAAAGGAAATGTTCTTTGGTAATGTTGAGGTAGATGGTAATCCAGTTCCTCGATTTGAGAAGGTAGATTTAAAAGACTTAGAGAAACAAACCGAGAAGAGCAATGGACAGAGAAAAGATTAAGAGCTTGTTAGGTCAAGCAATCTTGCGAGTTAATGAAGTCGTACCGGATTTCGGAGACTTGGATAAGGTTCTTCCTTTGCTTAGACAGGCGATTGATGAATTAGATAAGTCAGAATCGGGTTCAGTTTAGAAAGGGTGAAAAATGGCTAATAAACAGACGATAAAACCAAAGGTAGTTCCCTTTGAAATAGCCAAGCTTCTGAAGGAGGTTGGCTACGATGAGAAGATAGCCGAATTTTGGGCTTACGCCAGCCCTTGGACAGCAAAGGGTGGTGTTCGTAAGGGTGGAAAATATAGTGAGCATTATGGCAGTTATATTGCTTACTCAAATTCCGAGTGGGAAAAATCCAATATTGAGTTTTCTGCTGCCTTAAAGTTGAATAGTAAGCATCCGGCAATATCCGCTCCAAGCTATGATATGGTGTTAGATTGGCTTTTAGAGCATTTCGGTTACTATATTTGTGTTGCAAACATTTCGAAAGGTAAGTTTTGTTGGCAAACTACATCATGGTGTGTAGAGGAAGGCTTGTGTCATACGGATGGTAAGGAATATTCCAGTAGATACGAGGCAATGGATGCCGCTTTCAAGAGTATCTTAAAGGCTCGCATTGAGAATAAAGATAACGAGGTAATCAAAAGACTCTCGGAGGAAATACAAGATGGAAAGACTTTATGATACTTTTGTACACGCAATAATGATGAAGTTAGAAGCTCGTTTATGTTCTGAACTCGAATGTGTTTATAAGAATATAACAAACAAAATTGTTGAGAAGAAAGGTAAACTCACCAACGAAGACGTAATTGAGTTTCAGAAAAAACTACAGGAGGTGTACGACACGGATGCTGATATTCGTGAACAGATTATTGGTATTAAAGATTCCAAGAAGTGCATCTTAACTAAAGAAGCATGTGAAGAGTTAATAAAGAGACTTAGCGTGATTAATATAAAAGAAGATGAACAAGCAAAGAATGATAGAGTGGGTAGCCACTTGTGATACAGGTATCTCTTCAATGACTATGTGGAGTGCATTGATGGGTGTAAAGCGAAAGAAAGATTTGAATATTCCTAAAGACAATAGTGACTTCCGTAGATGCTATGACATGGTAGAATACGGACACGTAACCTTGGATGAGCTACAAGCTGTGAAGGTGCAGTATCCTTGGTTTACACCAGTTGTTGACAATTGGAAGGAATTGTCTCTTTTGTTTGAAGAAGAGCTGGACAAACGTTTGTATATGCGAATCCGTCAGCTTTGCAAAGAATCAGACGCTATCCGGTATGAGGTAAGGGGAGGACTTTATTATGAAAGGGTGTTTTGGTATAATGTTTAATTAATAAAAGATAGAAAGAATGAATAAAGACAAATTAAAGGTCAGCTTTGAGATTGACCGTTACAAGGTAATTGGTATGCTCTCACGTAATTGTGAGAATGCCGAAGAGTACAACGAGATTATGGATATTCTTGAATGTAAGAATGAGTTTGTGCGTGATGCGAATGGTAATGAGGAACTTGCAAGCCGCATTTGCAATTATGCTTTAGACTCTATCTTGGTTGAGAATCCAGATTTGGCTCTCCGTAAGCGCTTGGATAAGGAACAGAAAGGCGAGGATGCTCCTGATGGAAATTCCAATGTCATCGAAATCAAAGGTGACGATGCAAAGAAACTCGTAGAAACCCTTTGTGGTATCCTTCGCAAGGATAAGTGATGTAAAATTCATCAAAAGAATTTAAATAAACACTAAAACGCTTGCAAGTATAAAATAAAATGCTTATCTTTGCATCGTGTTTGAAACAGATGGCCTTCAGAGAGGTCGCTTCTACCATAATAAGTCAAGACTTAGGAGTTTACGGCAGGGTTCCCAAGTTACCCAGCTCAGCTAGACTATAACAAGGAAACTCTAATTAGGGTGAGAATCCCTAGATGCTGCATTAGACAAGTGGTTAAGTCGCCAGCTTTTCACGCTGGTATTCAAAGGTTCGAATCCTTTATGCAGTACTAAATTGCCCTATGGTGTAATGGCAACACTACAGGTTTTGGTTCTGTCATTAGTGGTTCGAATCCACTTGGGGCAACGAGGAGGAATAGGAGTATGTTCCACAAATGGTGCGATATTCAAGCGGTTAAAGAAGATTGACTGTAAATCAATTCCCATAGCGGGTTCGGTGAGTTCGAATCTCCCTTGCACCACAAGTACTTTTGTCATATTACAAGGAATGTAGCTCAGTAGTAGAGCACTTGGCTTGGTAACCAAGGGGGCGTTGGTGCAAATCCAACCATTCCTTTACGCTTTCGTAGCTCAGTGGCAGAGCATAGGATTTTTAATCCTAGGGTCGAAGGTTCGAATCCTTCCGTTGGCACAATGATACACAAGAAGAGAGCCGTGATGTTTGTCCTATTGGAATCTCGGACATCTGTCAACGGGTAAACGTAGGAAGCAGATGGGACGAATAAAGTTGCGAATAAGTCTATGAACTAGGGAGACAAGCGGAATGGTTCTCTTTTGTGTTTCGTTTGATGGTTTTACGAAAATTAGAAGAATATGAAAAGTCCGCTAAGAATGGCAGTCGCTTTAGAGAAGAATAATAAAGTATATCCGAAAGATGTACGGAAGTTCTTGATGGGATTGTATGCCACGTTACATTTGACAGATAATGCAACAGCAAAAGATATGGAGAAGTTGGTTTATTATGCTTTTCGGAATGGCTATCTGCTAGGTGTTAAGTCTGAAGGTGGTGATGACCAAAAAGCGTATGACAGACTGCCGGATTTGGGAGTAGAAGAAGATATTGGTGATGATTTAAGAAGATAGTTGATAAAATTGGTAATTAGTTAGTAAAGTTTTTAGGCTTTGGTGTGTGAACATCGAAGCCTTTTTTATATATAATAAGGTATATAAAGAGGGTAATTGTTAATAAAGTACATATATCAGTTATCATAAGTTAAATAAATAAAGAAAAACATTAAAATACTTGCATGTTTCAAAAGTTATTTGTATCTTTGCATCGTCAATCAAGATAAGTTGGTTGATTTGCCGAGTGACAAGTTTCACTCAATAAGGTGAGAGCGACACCAAGGGGTAAGCCCCGAAACAACTAGCACAATTGATTATGTCTAAGCAGACTGGTTTTTCATTCGCAAGTTCAAAGAAGTCATTAATTGAGACTATTGACGAAATCAAGAAGTCAAAGATGTCTCGCAACGAAAAGATAGTTGCATTGAAGGCTTGCGGTCTTCGTGAGAAAGAAATCTCCGATATGTTGAAGGTCTATGTACCTAGCGGTTCTACTTCAACGAGATTTGTTTATACATTCGGTGTTGAGATTGAATGTGTTCATGCCGAGCGCAATGCCTTGATAGAGGCAGGTCGTCAGAATGGTGTTGATATTCATTCTGAGGGTTATAACCACACCGATAACAAGAGCTATTTCAAGATTGTTAGTGATGCTTCAGTTGGTGGTGATGTTGACCCTAACGAGGTTGTAAGTCCGGTATTGAATGGCAATACAAATGGTATGGCAACTTTGAAGAAGGCTATCAAGTCTTTGGATGCTGTAGGTGCAAGAGTTAATTCTACTTGTGGTCTTCACGCTCATATCGGTGCAGCTAAGTTGACAGGTGAGCAGTATGTTAACGTTTTCAAGAATTATCAGAAGCTTGAAAGATTGATTGATAGTTTCATGGCTCTTTCAAGAAGAGGTAATTGCCGTTGGGCAGCCAGCTTGCTTGACAAGGATTTCTCTAATTGCCACGGCAATTACGATATTAGACGTAATGTATTTCATGGAGATAGATATTACAAGGTCAATGCAGAGAGCTATGCACGTCACAAGACTATCGAATTTCGCCAGCATCAAGGTTCAACCAATTACAAGAAGATTGAAATGTGGGTTAAGTTCTGCGCAAAGCTTGTCGGTTGGTCTCGAAACAATGTCTTCACTAGTGAGGTTATGAATATCGAAGATATACCTTTCTTGAATAAAGAAGAGAAGGCTTTCTTCCAGAGCCGTAAGGATGCATTTGCAGCCAATAATGATTAATTAATGTAGTCCTAGGGTAAAAGCCCTAGGACACAAAAACAAAGTATTACAAAGAAAAAAGAAAGGGTAAAGATATGTGTGTTATTATTGTATGTCCGAAAGGTGTTGCTTTACCATCCGTAGATGAGCTGAGGGCAGCGTATATGAGAAATCCAGATGGTTGTGGGTTCGTGAGCGAGTCTGACCATTACAAGAGTTTGCATTTCTCTACATTTATCCGTAGATTGATGAAGCGAGATAAAAATGAAAATGTTATCATACATTTTAGATTTGCTACTCATGGTTCAGTCAGTGTCAAGAATTGCCATCCATTCTATAAGGCAGGTTATTGGTTCGCACATAATGGAGTGCTCCCGATTTGCTCCGAGCATGATAAAACGGATAGTCAGATTTGCTTTGAACGTTTCATTTATCCTACTATCAAGAAATATGGTTGGGGTTCTAATGAACATATGAAAGAAATGAATAAATGGACAGCTCATGGTTCTAAGTTTGCAATGTTGCATAATGGTGAGATTGTGAAGTCCGGTAAATTCATAGAGCGTGATGGACGGTTTTATTCTAATTTGAATCATTTGGGTTATATGAGAAATGTTATAAACTTTTAGATGATTAATGTTTAGGTTCTTTTTATTCGACAAGCGTCAGATGTCCGTGAGGATGTTTGGCGTTTTTTTTCGTTATATGCGAGTTTAATTTTGTGTTACTACTAGTTTACGATTTCATAATAAAATAGCCTTAAATCGCTTGTAAATGCCCTTATTGCTCACTTTTAGGCAAAAGTGAGATACTTGCAAACAGATTAGTGTATTAATTGTTCTTTTCGTATTATCTTTGCACTAGTTTTAACAAATATATCGAAAGAATGAAAGAGAAAATTTTCCAGTTACTAAAACAAGAGTATAAGTCTCTTGGGTTAGGTGATGAAGTTCTTCAGGCACATGCCGAAATGCTTGATAAGATGGGGCTTGTTACTGATGACAACATCGAGACAGTGGTTGCTAGTCAAAAGGATTTTTTGGAGTCCTTGCAAAGGGACAATGACCGCAGAGTTACCGATGCCAAGAAAAAGTTCGAGGAGGCACAAAAGGCTAAAGAAGATGCTGAACGCAAGGCTGCTGAAGAAGAAGCTAAGAAGAAAGCTGAAGAAGAAGCCAAGAAAGCCGCTGAAGAAGCCGAAAGGAAACGCTTGGAGGAATTGGCAAAGAAAAACGAAATGCCGGATTATCTCAAAAAATACTTTGAAGAGCAAGCAGCAGAGAAGAAAGCTTCAGATGAAGCAAGAACCAAGGAACGTGAAGAGTTCAAGAAACTCGTTGAGACCTTGACTCAGAAGAACACAGACCAAGCCAAGACTTACAACGAACAGATGGAGGCGCAAAGCAAGACCATTAAGGAATTGCAAGAAACTATCCAAAAGCAAGCTGAGGAGGCTAAGGCTAAGGAAGAGGCTGCTGCAAAGGCAAAGGCAAAGGCAGACCACGATGCGAAGATTTTATCAAAGGCTAAGGAGTTGGGCATTCCCGAAAGTCGTATCAACGAGGGTTTCACCTTGAGCGATGATGCTACAGATGAAGCTATCGAAACATACCTCTCCAAGGTAGCGAACAACTACAAGGCGTTGCAACAGCCACAATTCGGGGGTAGCTATCGTGCTAGCGAGGGCGAGCCAACAAAGGAGGACGTTGACAATGTAGCCGCATCATTAGTTCAGTCACTTTAAAAATTGAAAAACATGAATCAGGAATTGAAGACTACGAAAAAGCAAATTGTCTTTGGTGAGGATTCCGTCATTATCCAGAAATGGGAAGGCGACATCAAGGGCGGTCGTGCTTTGGATTGGACAGGCGTAAAAGATGAAGTTCTTTACGCAGGTCATGTTATCGTGACAGATGGTAAGGGAACTTACAAGCCATTGCCTATCGAAACAGGCAATTATAAGGATTTGGGCGTTGATAGTGACCCATTGAAGGATTACAAGTACGCAGGTGTTCTCTATCGTTCCATTCTGAATGGTGAGCCAGCGGCAATTATGACTGCTGGACAAGTAAACAAGGTAGCAGCCAAGGCTGCAAATGGTGCAGACTATCCGGATGCATTCCTTACAGCTATGCCAAAGATTGCTTTGGTTAGCGATGAGGATGCTAACAAGTTCGATGAGTCTGATGCAACTATGGACAAAGACTAAAAGAAGGAGGATAACAGATGGAAAAATCACTTTATTTTCAGTTGGTCAATAAATACTTCCCTCAACTTGTTGCAAGTGTAGTAGAGAAGTTGAACGGCAAGAATCAGACCGCATTGACCTATATGTACCGAGACCACTTGACTAACACCTATAGTCAAGACGGACGCTGGGCATCAATTACTGCGGAATACACACGAGTTGCTGCTGACGTTGTATCAATGGATGCAGAACTTCCATTGAAGAGCCGTGACAAGGTATCAACCGCTGAGGGTCAAATCCCAAAGGTTGGTATGAAGCTTTACATGTCAGAGAAGCAGCTTACGGATTTGGATAACATGATTGCGCAACGTTTGCCTCAGCCACAGATTTTGCGTAACTTGTTTGCAGACCTTCCTCGTTGTATTCAGGCGGTTTACGAGCGTATTGAAGATATGTTCCTCAGTGAGCTGTCAACAGGTGTAGCTTTGGCAACTCGTTCCGGTGGTACTGGTGTCCGAGTTGATGTAGGTTTTGCCGAGAAGAATAAGTTTGGCCACGGTGCTAAGGCTTGGGACGCAGAGGATGCAACTCCTCTTGATGACATCCAATTGGTTTACGACAAGGCGATGGAAGACCAAAACACCATCACTACTTGTTATCTTGACGATTACACAATCAAGTTGCTTGGAAAGAATAAGCAGGTTCGTGCCCAGTTTGCCTTCAATCAAGGCATTGCAATCAATAGTGATAGCAATATTCCTATTTTGAGTTTCGAGCAGATTGCATCTATCTTCAGAAATAAGTGGCAGACCAACTTGGTACGTGTAGCCCGTACAATCAAGACCGAGATTAACGGCAAGAAGGGAACACACAACCCTTGGGCTAAGGGTCACATGACCTTTACATGCTATGATAACCTTGGTGATTTGTTCTGGACTAACGTAGCCGAAGCTACAAGACCAGTTGCAGGTGTTACTTATCAGTCAGCCGACGAGTATATCTTGGCTAGCCGTTATTCTACTAACGACCCACTCCGTGAGTTCACCAGCTCACAAGCAATGGTTGCTCCTATCTTGAATAACGTTGATGCTATCTACTCTTTGGACTCAACACAAGCGGTAGGTTAGGCTTATGAGAGGTGAGGTAATTAGTCCGTTCCGTGATAAGTTCCATTTTAACACCATCTATGAAGTTGGTGCAATCTTGGACTTTGACGAAGAACGCATGAACTCCCTTATCGAACGTAAGCTTTGCAAGATGTTGGAGGTGCAGAACGATAATAGTTCTGTATCTCCAGAAGACGATAAGGAAATTAAAGATACTCCTAAAAAGGAAGTCTTGAATGATGGAAAAGAAAATCCTAAAGAGAATGAAGATAAAAAATCAGAAGAGACACCTAAGAAGGAAGTCTTAAAGGAGAAGAAGGAGAGCAAGCCTAAAAAGGAGAAAACCCCAAAAAAGGATGCTGCCGAGTCAACCGAAGAGACTTCTGAAAAGGAGAATGTAGAAGAGGAACTTGACGAAAAAGCAAAGAGCGAGCAGGAGGCGGCAAAGAAAATCGCTGAGGCTATGAGTCAGGCTCAGAAATAATGATGTCACATGAAGATAAGAGAATACATTTCGCAGAAGTTGCGTGCTTGGAACATAACGGATGCCCAATTGGAAGATATTTCGTCAGGTATAGACCTTGACGAAGAATATACGTCTGATAATTCGCAGGTTGTAGGCAAGGCGATGATTTCCGTAATCGAGGAACTTATGCTTGCCCCATATATGAGTAATGTGAACGAAAATGGATTCTCAGTCTCTTGGGACTACTCTAGGATAGGACAATACTATATGTGGCTTTGCCGTAAGTATGGTGTTGCTCCGGATGATGAAGTGGTGGCAGCTTTAGGGCTTTCCACTATCACGGATAAGTCTGATATTTGGTAAATGTCTAGGTTATGTTATATTCCCCTCATATATTAAAGAAAAAGTTCGTGAATAAGGTTGTCAACAAGTACAACGAGGTCATTAGCTCTTCTGAGGAATGGAAAGAAATGGGGCGTTGTCGGTGCGATGACAACTCTACCGAGCATTTCACTACCGATAATGGTAGTATATATACACCGAAATATCACATTGTTTGTGACAAGTGCCAGATTTCCGAAGGTGATGAAGTCAAGGTCTATTCCGATGATGGAATCTATCGAGGAGGTGGAAAGGTCTATAATGCCCCTAAGTGCAATTATCTTGGTTATATGAGTATCTATGTCTGATGTTATAAAGGATGAGATAGACGCTTTCTTTGCGCTGGGAGAAAGGGAAGTAGATGAATTCCTTGATAGGTTAGGTAAAACAGCCGTTGAACTTGATAAGGCTAACGGAAACTACCGAAACCGCACAGGTAATCTCAGAAGGTCAAACTATAGTAATGTACATGACCATACCTTAACCCTTGGGAACAAAGCTGAATATGCGTCTGATGTTTCCTCTAGGGGATATGATGTTATAGATTCGGGTATTCAGTATATCAAGAAAGAAATCGAGGATATGCGATGATAACAGAAATAGATGCTGGTCATGTAATCTATGATGACTTGGAACTTATGGGATTGGAACGAAGACTGAAAGGACATCTGACAAAGGGTGGACTTGAAGGGGAAAGACCTATGGTCGGTGAGAAGATTCCTGATGAAGGCATGATAGTAATCATTCCTAAGCGCATGAGTGCAGACAAGACATATTTCAACGATTGTACTATAGAGGTAAACATATTGCTCAAAGATATAGAGGGCGAGGCTAATCCTCAATTGAACGAGCTTTTAAAGAGGGCTATTGAAACCTTGTCCGACAATGAAGTCGGAAAAGTTGAGGATGTATGGTATCGTTATTCTATCCGCTCCCACGGCATAGAGCAAGAGAGTAGGTTGAGTTGCCATTACGCAAACATTACTATTGATTTTGAAACATTAAACGTAAGATAAGATGAAACCATTTATTGGAATCAAGAGAATTTGGTATGGTGCTCCTCTTACCGAGGCAAATACACCAGCTAAGTTGGCTACATGGTTGAAAACCGCTACAGAGGTCTTGAACAGCCATGAGGGAACATGGGGATATTCTCAGGATGACCCTAGTGTTACCGAGTACAAGAACGAGCTAAACGGACAGGTTTACTATCGTGACAAGACTGATGAGGGTGCTAAGACAATTACATTCTCTATTGGTGTATTCTCATGGAAGAACAAGGTAGACTTGCAGGGTGGTAAGATGTACAAGGCAACCGGAGAAGAGACTACAACGGAGGCAGAAGCAGTAGGTTGGTCTTCTAGCCAAGATTTGGCTAATATCAACAAGTGCATCGTTGCTCAGACCAAGACCGGAAACTACATTGTCTTCTCAAATGCAGCTATCGTAGCCAAGGGTGACCAGCAGGACAAGAATATCACTTTGGGTATTTCTGCCGTTGCTATGGAAAGCGAGACCGACGGTGTTGCTGGCGAGTACCAATGGGAAGGCTCTGCGGTAGTAGAACAGGAATAAGACATAGGCAATAAATGATCGAGGGGGATGGTGTTAATGCCGTTCCCCTTTTTTTTAATATTAAGAACCATGAGTAAGGCAAGTAAATTAGTTGCGGATGCAATTCTTGGAGAGGATACCGTAACGATAATCGTGAATGGAAAGGCTTATTATGTTTCACCACCTACAATTATAAAATTGGTCAAGGCGGCTAAATACCTTGATAGTTTTGAGGAGGGCAAGACCTTAGCGGAAGTCTTAGGCATGCTTAAGAATTTGGATGATGCTTGCAAGGCGTTATCCGTATTCATACAAGGCGATGAATCCATTAGTGATGAATTATCTAAAGGAACGCTTGAAGAGGTTGTCAATGGCTTACAAACGGCTTATTCCTTAATCTCTATAAAGGATTTTCAGACGCTATCAATTTTGGCGAAGAGTGCGGCAAGGATGATAGCAAAACCACGACCATAGGTAATGATACACTCTTAGGGCAGATTGCATCTTTTATGGATAGTCTGCACTTATCTTACCAAGAAGTCGTGAAAGAGATACCTTATAGAAACTTATTGCTGATGGCAAAAGATAAGCAAAGAGTAGCATATGGTGATGTTATGTATGAGGTAACGGAAGAAGAGTTTGGAATGAACTTCAAAAAAGGATAAGTTTAAAATAATGCAAATAAAGTATTAAAAACACTAAAACGCTTGCATGTTAGCGAAATATTATTTATCTTTGCAAGCGCAGAACAAAAAAGGATAAAATGGCGATTTAAGAAATTGATAAGATTTTAGAGACACGAAACCCGATGGACTATACCGAAAGGCAGTCCGAGTCACAATTCCTTTGACTTTGCAATCGGTAGTTTCGTGTTTTTGTTTTTAAATAAGATGCAAGACGTGAGGTTAATATTCGAGATACTTGTTTCCCTGTTGCTTTGCGTTTGTCTCATATTGCTTGCTGTAAGTAGATATAGGCAAAAGAAAAAGCGTGAAGAACCGGAGCGAAAGGAAATGGACTTGATAGACTTCTTTTCTTTGGGAGGAGTTGCCTATTATTGGAACAAAGGTGGTAAGCAGCAGAAATGCTACACATACGAAGAATTTCTGAAAATCAAGGCTGACTACGTGGAGCTTTGGTTGAATCAGAATAGATATATTTTTAACTCTCAATTAGATTGCGATGATATATAGAGTATTTGTTTTGTTTCCGACAATAGTTGTATCAGATAGTATTGTCGGTATAGCTTGGCTAGGAAAGGTCTTTGGCTGGCGATATGGAAAGAACAAGAAAAAGAGCAAGAATGTGTCCTTAATGATAGGATATAACACAGGAATGTCTCTTAAGTCGAAAATAGACGATAATGCTGCGGATGATTATTTAAGACGCATTGCCGAAGAAAATAGAATCTAAATTCAAGGGTTAGAGTCCCTTTTTACAACCATATTACTTGTGGTTATTTTTATACATCGGTTTTTATTAACGATTGTTTTTTATGGTAGATAAATGTATAAAAACGAGCACAAGTTCCCTTATAGATGGACTAAAAAAGATGCTAATTTCACAAAAGACAAAGGTAAGGTAATGTCTTGCTTCTGTTGTGGAGGTGGAAGTTCCTTTGGTTACAAACTAGCTGGCTACGATGTTGTAGCCTGTAATGAGATAGACCCAAAGGTTATGAAGATGTACTTGAAGAATCACGATGTCAAGTACGCTTTCAATTGTGATATTCGTGAGTTGATTACCAATATCAATATGGGGGGGCATATTATGAAAGAAGAGCTTCATAATTTGGATATATTGGATGCTAGTTTCCCTTGTTCGGTATTCAGTATTGCAGGTGATCGTGAAAAGGCTTGGGGAAAGGAAAAAGTATTCCGAGAAGGTCAGAAGGCACAAAGGCTTGACGATTTAGCTTTCTACTCTATTGACCTCGCTAAAGAACTAAAGCCAAAGGTGGTGGTTTTTGAGAATGTCCAAGGTTTGTTGCAAGGTGAAGCTATCGAGTACGTAAAAGAGATTTACAAGCAGATGGATAATGCCGGATATATCTTGCAGCATTGGTTGCTTAATGCACGTAATATGGGTGTTCCTCAGAATCGACCTAGGGTATTCTTTCTAGGATTACGCAAAGACCTTTGCAAGCCGTTTATGGTTCAGAAGAATTTGTTCGAGCGAGTGCCTAAGATAGATATGGACTTCAACGAGAAAGAAATTGTCCTGGATGAGTTCTCAGACTATAGTGGAAGACAGATTCCAAAAGGAGTGATGAAGTATTGGGAGCATAGAAACGAGAAAGACAATTCTATCGGTGATATTGTCAAACGGATGGATAATCGTCTTTCTATGTTCAATAATATGTTTCTTAAAAAGAATAAGGTATGCAATACTATATCAGCAATGGAAGATAGACTTGTGTATTTTGATAATCCAAGCTATATGTCGGCGCATGATACGATTTTAGCATCAACATTCCCTATGGATTATGACTTTAATGGCATGAAACCTTGGTTTGCTTGCGGAATGTGCGTTCCTCCGGTTATGATGGCGAATGTAGCTACGAGAATCTGGGATTGTTGGTTGTCAAAGATTAAAAAGGAGGAATGCGCATGATAACAGCAAGTATGACTTCGGGTGAGATGCGTAGAGTACGAAACTTAGATGAAGCTAGAATCTATGAGTTTCAGATGCGAAAAGCTAATGAGCTTAAACGTGAAATGAGAAAACAGAACGTAAGACAGATAACCAAGACATACGAATTGGTTACACGGAATGCCGATTATTTCATCGTTGTAGGTGTAAAGCATGGAGGTGTCTTTGTCTCAGGTGTATTCATTTATCTGAAGGAAACTAACGAGTATATTCCTATGAGCAGAAATGGGGGGTATAGCGAGGATTGTTTTGCTATGAGCGTTCATTTTCTGAAGAGATATGCAGAAAGGTATTTGAAAAAGGATTTGCCGATAGCAAAGATATTACAAAAGATATATACATCGTTTACAGGTGCGGTTCAGCTTTATAGTGACGACAAGACAAAAAGGGTGGTGTTTGCTATTCCGGAAGGGCTTATACTCACAGAATACGAGCAAGAAAAGCGTATCATCCACTACAAAACCTTTGTAAGCATGGATATGCTAAAGAAGACACAGATGCAAAGTTACGAGAAGATTAGTGCATTTCTAATGGAATCATGTCAGCAAATAGCTATGGCAAGAGAAGCAGGAAATGACGAAAAGCTGGGCGTTGTGTACAGAAGGTTTTATGATGATATTGATTTACTAGACACTAAGGAGGCGCAAGCCATATATTCAGGTTTCTTTGAAAAAGGAGGTAAAAATGAAAGGTAAATGTGCAACAAGGTTTCTTGGTGATGTTAGACCAGTAAAGGGCTACGAAAGGTATTGTGTTAGCAAACATGGACAAGTTTTTACGATAGGGAGTACATATCAATTAAAGGAAATTTCTCCTTGCAAGACACCAAAAGGCTATTTGAAGGTATGGCTTTACAAAAACGGAAAGCGAAAGATGTTCTATGTTCATCGTTTGGTAGCGCAGGCATTCTTGGAGAATCCAGATGCATTACCAATGGTGAATCATAAGGATTTCGATAAGACAAACAATGATGTTGGTAACTTGGAGTATTGTACTGCAAGATACAATATGACTTATTCGGCTATTGCAAAGAAGACTTCATCCGCATACTTGGGTGTGACGTGGAATAAGAGCGCAAGGAAATGGCAAGCCCAATATCAGATCGGTAAGAAGAAAATCTATATTGGATGCTTTGGTACACAAGAAGAGGCTCATGAAGCTTATGTAAATACTATAAAAGAGATTTAATATGCTAGAATTCGATAGAATATACAATTCCGACTGTATAGAAGGAATGAAACAAATAGAGAGCGGGAAAGTAGATTTAATTGTTACTGACCCACCATATTGTATCTCCTATAAGACCGGAAGGAGAGCAGACGACCATCGTTTTTCGAAGGAAATACTCAATGATGATAACGAGCAATTGATTATTGATTATATGAGCGAATGCTACCGGATTTTGAAGGATGATAGTGCTGCGTATATCTTCTGTAGTGCCAAGACCTTGGACTTTTTTATGCAACAAGCGAGGAACGCAGGGTTTACCATTAAGAATGTGCTCATTTGGCGAAAGAACAACCATACGGCTGGAGATTTAGAGGCGCAATATGGTCAATGTTACGAGCCAATTCTGTACTTGAATAAAGGCAGACGAACCATAAACGGTAAGCGTTTGGAGGACGTATGGGACTTTGATAGAGTTCCATCAGATAAATTGGTACATCAGAACGAGAAGCCAATCCCCTTGCTTATGCAATGCATCTTGAAATCATCGAACGAAGGAGATTTGGTGTTTGATGGCTTTATGGGCAGCGCAAGTACTGCTCTGGCTTGTATGCGGACAAATCGGAATTACCTTGGTTTTGAATTGGATGAGGATTATTTCAAGGTGGCACAAAGAAGAATTAAGGAAGAAATGTTAAATCAAAAAGATATGTTTGGATATGCTGGAGTTAAATAGAATTTATCAAGGTGATTGTCGAAAGCTTCTAAAGCTATTAGACGATGAATGTATAGACCTAGTATGCTCAGATGTAGCTTATCCGGTACAAGCTAGAGGTGGGCGTAGTAACATGAGCGGATATTGGACTGATTTACAAACAAGAAAAGGTAAGATATTCAAGAGTAACGACATAGATATTTCTGAATATATAAACGAATTATATCGTGTTCTTAAGGATAAGTCACACTGTTATCTTATGTGTAATGATTACAATTTGATGCGCTTTCTTGATGTGATTGGAAAAAGTGATTTTCATTTCACAAAGTGTTTGATATGGGATAAATGCTCTAAGGTGTGTGGAACTTATTATATGAATCAAAAGGAGTATATCATTATGCTTCGTAAAGGAGGAGGTAAACCTATCAATGAGTTTGGTACATCTGATATTCTGAGCGTTCCTATTCCTACAAACAAACGCAAGGATAAGGATGGGTTGATTAATCAGACTGAAAAACCAGTAAAGTTGATGGAGATACTAATCAGAAACTCGACAAATATTGATGATGTTGTTCTAGACCCATTCATGGGGAGCGGTACAACGGCAAGGGCTTGTGTTAATCTTGATAGAAAGTATATAGGTTTTGAGATAGACCAGCGACAAGTCGATTTTGCAAATAACGAATTAAAGAACATGAGTAGGCAATTAAGTCTGTTTTAAAACTATCGGTATGTGTATGATTATTCAATGTGATTCTGTTGTAAGAAATGGGAATAAAGAGACAACGGATGCTCTTATAAGAACCATGAGAGACGAAGCCTTAAAACGTGGGTTGGTACGTGATGAATTGATAGGTTTTTGCAACCGATTCTTGAGAGAAGGCGAAATCAAAGCTTGTATAGAGCATTTGCTAGACAATTTCAAACGTTATTTTTGGAGGTATTATTGATATGAGAAGAAGAAAGTTGAACAAGTCTCCAGTGCTAGGCTTCTGCGGATTTGTTATCGGTTACGAGTGCAAGGAAAAGGGAATAAAGCTGATGGAGTGCGATAAGGCGCAAGCTGATGCTATCATAGTTCCTCATCACTTTTCACACAAGGTAACGAAGAATAGTTGCTTGAATCTTTTGGTATTGTATAAGGATAAGATAAGGGGTGCAATGCAAATAGGGTATGGAATCCGACCGCACATCAAGACTGAAAAGGGCGAAGTGTTGGATTACCATCAAGTGAGGGAATTTGACAGAATGTGGTTGTCTGATGATATGCCAAAGTTTAGCGAGACGATTTGCCTATCTCTCTTGCATAAGTATATTAGGGCAACACATAAGGAAATCAAGTACCTTATATCTTATGCCGATACGTCCATAGGTAACAAGGGAACTATATATAAAGCTGCAAACTATGAGCATATTGATACCATTAAGGCAGATTTCTATGTTTTACCAAGTGGTGAGCGTGTGCATCCGGTTACTATGTGGCATCGGCACAAGACAAGAGCATGGGAGGTTCTAACGGAACTATACCCAGGAATAAAAAAGGCAGAAGGGTTTCAACTTAAATTTCTGAAGAAGTTATGAAGAAAAGAAATAAATGTATTCCTTGTTATTTGCATCCAGATCCTGAGCATTGGGTTAGAAAAGGTCAGTCTTGGAAGGCGAAGGTAGCTTATGAGACCGAGGATGATGCTTGGGAATTTTTGAACCAGAATCCGAAGTTAAAGGCACTCGGTTGGCATCCTTACTTATGCAAGGTTTGCTCTAAGTGGCATATTGATAGGTAACATTAACGATTATGAAAAAAGAAGATAGACTTAAAATATATCGCAAATACGATGGGCATTGTGCTTATTGCGGTAAGAGTATAGAGTATAAGGATATGCAGGTTGACCATCTTGTTCCGAAGAATCGAGGTTGTTACTCTCGGTGGAGCGACAAGGAGGGAAGTTTTGTCGTTTTTCATGGCGATGACAGTATGGAGAACTATATGCCATCTTGCAGGTCTTGTAATCTTCGTAAGCGTGATATGAGTTTGGAACAATTTCGCTCAGAGATTACTAGACAGGCTAAAGGATTGCTTAATGGTAAGGCTTCTTTTCAAGTAAAGATGTCGCTTGCTTATGGTTTAATCGAAGAGCACTTTGATAGACAAATTGAGTTCTACTTTGAGAAATTTAAATAGTTGAGAATATGAACTATAATAATAAAAATGAATACGGTTAACGAAATTTAGCATAAATATG